GTGACCCGCGAAGAGCGTCGCGCGCTCCTTGGTGACGACGTCATCGCCCACATCCACGAGCGCGTCGCCGAGGCCCCGGAGCCCAGCGCCGAGGTGGTGGAGAAGCTGCGGCGGATCATGGCCCGCCCCGGCCACCGCGCGATCAGCCCGCCGCCGTCGGCGGCCCGCGCCGCCTGACCCCATCAACGCCGAAGGGCCGCCCGCTTTGACCGGCCTGGCGACCCCACGACTCGGCGACCCCATCAACCAGAGAAGAGAGGTCCCCGTGACCACACAGGTTACCTTCCGCCCCGGCGCCGCCGGCCTGATGGCCGCGCTGTCCGTCGCGGAGAAGCTCACGTCCATCTCGCCCGTCACACCCCGCGGTATCCAGATCACCGCCAACGGCTTCGACTACGTGCCGGGGACCTACGACAGGCCGATCGGTGTGGAGTTGTACTTCCACGAGTCGATCGAGAACGTGCAGAGCTTCGCCCAGACCGCTGAGATCTCTGTGGCGAATCGCCCGCACCCGGGGCCGTACAACCTCTTCACGTTCGCGGACGGGGTGCTGGACGGCGTTCCGTTCCGGGCGTGGACGCTCACCACCGAGGGCACCGTGGCGGCTGCGGCATGAAGCGCGAGGAGTTGCTGGCTGCGGCCCGACGCCACATGTGGACGGCGTGGGCGCTGTCGGCGGAGGAGATGGGATCGCAGGCCGCCGACACGCTGTACGGGCTGGGCATGCTGGTCTCGCCGGGCGAAGCCGCCGAGTTGGTGCGCTTGCGGAAGCAGGTCGAGGAGCTGGAGGCGCAGCGTGAACGGCGCCGCGTTCGGCTGATCGCCGCCGAGGCGGACCTTCTCGCGGTGCGGGGGCTGCTGGCCCCGGCCGACGGGCCGCGCCGGGTCCCGGCCGACATCGTGATTCACGAGCGGGTGGCGCCGGCGGTCGAGTGGCTGCTGGACCGTGTGGCCGAGCTGGAGGCGGAGCGGCACTCGACGAACGAGTCGCTGTCCGAGGCGGCCGAGACACTGCGCGTCCAGCGGGACCGGATCGCCGGTCTGGAGCGGCAGCTCGCCGGCCGGGACCGGCCGGTGGACGAGGACCCGATCGCTTACGCGCTGACCGCGAAGGCGGAAGCGTCGGGGGGTCGGCTGTCGAGGATGCTCGCGCCGGCCGGTGAGGGCGAGCACTACGCGTCGGTGCATCACGACTACCGGACCGGGCGGGACCTGCCGCAGACGGGCGGTGCGTGATGGCCGCAGCCGTCGCGGACTGGGCCGCGTTCCTGTCGCTCGGTGTCAGCGCGAGCGCCGCCGTGTCCCTGCCGGTCCTGCTGTGGGCCGACGCGGACTACCTGCTCATCAAGGACTGGCAGGCCGTGGGTGACCGCGTGCTCGTCGAGGCGGCGAACGCCCGTCACGCCGCGCAGGACGCCCGCCGCGCCGCCGCCGTGTCGGTCGCCGCGCTGCTCCTCCTTCTCTCCACTCCCACCGCCGAGGTGACCCGATGAACCGCATCCGCCTGTACTGGCACCGCATCCTCCGCAAGCCGGCCATCACCGAGCCGATGCGCATCTACACCCGCCGCATCCCCGACGGCCTCCTCCTGGACTTCGAGGACTACTTCACCTACGTCGTCACGACCATCGCGGACGACCCCAACCTCCTCGACCAGTTCATGGAGATGGTCGAGGACCGGGCCACCTCCCGCGAGCACGACGGCTGGAAGCCGGAGCAGTTGCTCGTCGAGAAGCTGGCCACGGCCGTCGGCTACGAGGTCCCGGTCCGGGGCAAGGCGCTGCGGCAGCTGGCCGACCGGCTGCACGCGGCGGCTCCGGCTCCTGTGGCGGCGGTCCCCGCGCAGCGCCGCCAGGGCGGGGCGGCGGCATGAGCGCGCGCCGTACCGCCCGCTGGGCCCTGCACTGGGCCGTCATCACCACGGCCGCCGTGCTGGCGTCCATGGCCGCCGCGGTCCCGTTCACCGGGCCGGCCGCCCAGGCCGTGGGTGTCCTCGCCGCCGCCGCGGTCTGCCTGATCGGGATCGCGTGCGCCCCGCACCCGGGAGGTGCACGCCGATGAGCACGCCTTCCAACCACGAGACCCGGCTCGCCGAACTCCTCGACCTCATCCGAGCCCACCCCGACCAGCTGTGGTCCGCCGGGCGCCTGCAGAAGCTGCGCCGTCGGACCGGCGGTCCGACGCAGCGCGGCACCGCCCGCCGGGACCTGGCCGAGCTGGCCCGGCGCGGCCACCTGACCGCGAACGGCCCGGCCGACGGCCGGTTCTACACGCTCAACACCAGGAAGGACGGCCGCTCATGACGTCCGACACGCAACGCGTTCTCGGCCAGATCGAGCGCGGTGAGATCCGCTGCGGTCGTGACGCGGCCCGTGCCATCGCCGCCCGCCACCAGGAGGCGTACGGCAACGCAGTCTGGGGCCCGGCTCCGAGCGCCGACGGGACGCGGGCCGACGCCGTCGCCAGCCTCCCCACCACCTCGAAGGGCGGTCCCGCCTGATGACGGCGACCGCGCGGGCTGGGGCTCAGGCCCCGGCCGCCGGCCCGGTCGTCCTCGGCTGGTTCGAGCCTGGCAGCCCCGAGTGGCACGCCGCCCGCGCGCAGGGGATCGGCGGCAGCGAGATCGCCGCCGTCCTCGGGCTCTCCCCTCACGAGTCCCGGTTCTCCCTGTGGCACAGGAAGAAGGGACTGATCGGCCCGGTCGAGGAGTCCCCGCAGATGCGGTGGGGGAAGAAGCACGAGCCCACCATCTGCTCCGAGTTCACTGAGCTCCACCCCGAGTGGATCGTCCACGACTCCGCCACTTACGCGGTGACCGGGCGGACCTGGCAGATCGGCAACCCGGACCGGCTGCTGTACAAGCCCGGCACCGCCGAACCCGCCGCGCTGCTGGAGGCGAAGACCGCCTACGACGACGAAGGCTGGGGCGAGGAAGGCACCGACCAGATCCCCGTCTGGTACCGGGCCCAATGCCTCTGGTACCTCGACGTCCTCCGCCTGACCACCTGCTACGTCGCAGTGCTGATCGGGCTCTCGGACTACCGCGAGTACGTCGTCACCTACGACGAGGCGGAAGCGACGCTGCTGCGGAATGCCGGCGCCCAGTTCATGGACGACCTCGCGCACGGTGTCCGCCCAGACATCGACGGCCACTCCGCCACCTACCAGGCGATCCGTGAGATCCCCGAGGGCCTGGACCCGGTCGACGTCGAGATCCCCACCCTGCTGCGCGACCGCTTCCACGCCGCGCAGGACGCGGCCTGGTCGGCGGAGGACGAGCTGACCACCTGCAAGGGCCTGCTGCTGGACGCCATCGGCACCGGCCAGCGCGCCGTCTGCGAGCGCCAGCGGATCGCCACCCGCACCGTCCGCGACGGCGCCACCTACTCCCTCATGCCTGCACGCACCCGAAGGAACCGCTGATGGGACGCATCGTCCACGACGCCATCGTCGTCACCACCTCCGACATCCGCCCAGGCGGCCTGCCAGACATCGACGCCTTCCGCGCGTCGCTGCCCGAGAGCCTGCGACCGCTCGTCGTCGGGCCGATCCCCGCGCCGCTCAACGGCTACGTGTCCTACGCCTTCCTGCCCGACGGCAGCAAGGAGGGCTGGGGCGCCTCCGACGAAGGCGACACCTACCGCGACCAGTTCGCCGCCCTCTTCAACCACCGCTACGACGACGGCTCAACGCACGACGAGGTCGTTGCTCTCCGGTTCGGCGGAGACCACCGCGACGAGAACCCCGCGCCCGACGCCGACTACACCCACTGAGGAACGCCCGATGACCGAGCATCCCCTACGCCCTATGACGACCCGCGAGTGGGAGTCCGCGATCGACGCCGCCGACCTGCTGGTCGGCCCGTCCTTCGCGTTCCAGGCGGTCACCGGCGAGTTCGACGCCGCGGTCCACGTCGCCACCGGCGACAAGCTGACCGACGCCGCCCGTGAGGAGCTCATCGAGGAGCTCCGCAAGGCCATCAGCGAAACCGTCAACCGCGTCCTCGGCACCCGGTTCGTCCGAGCCACCTACCGCACCGTCCTCGACGAGGAGAACGCCCGATGACCGAGGCAGAACAGCTCCTCATCGCCGCCGCCGACCTGACGAGACGAGCCGATGGCTGCGCGAAAGCGAAGCGCGAAGTACCGCTCTCTCCCGAACTCGTCGCCACCGTCGCCTACTTCCTCGAAACGTGCGGCCGCCTCGTCGCCCGAGCAGGCGGCATCCGCGCGACCGGCCCGAACGAGGGCCTCATCGAACACGCCCACGACATCGCCCGCGTCCACCTCGGAGAGAACCGATGACCGAGAACACCGTCTCCAACGCCGTCGCCGTCCGCGACACCGGGCCCGGCGCCATGGTCGAGCAGTACCGTGAGGAATACGCCGCCCTCGTCCCCTCCCACGTCAACGCCGACCAGTGGATTCGCCTCGCTGTCGGCGCCATCCGCGGCAACCCGATGCTGGAGCAGGCCGCGAAGACCGACGTCGGCGTCTTCCTGCGGGAGCTGAAGACCGCCGCCCGCCTCGGCCTGGAGCCCGGCACCGAGCAGTTCTACCTGACCCCGCGGAAGTCCAAGGCCCACGGCTACAAGTTCATCATCCAAGGGATCGTCGGCTACCAAGGCATCGTCGAACTCATCTACCGGGCTGGCGCCGTGTCGTCGGTCGTGGTGGAGACGGTCCGCGCGAACGACACCTTCCGGTACGTCATCGGCCGCGACGAGCGCCCGGTCCACGACGTCGACTGGTTCGGCGGCGACCGCGGCGACCTGGTCGGCGTGTACGCCTACGCGGTCATGAAGGACGGCGCCACCTCGAAGGTGGTCATCCTCAACCGGCAGCAAGTCATGGATGCCAAGGCCAAGTCAGACAGCGCGTCCGGCAAGGGCGCCGACTACTCGCCGTGGAACACCAATGAGGAAGCGATGTGGCTGAAGACGGCCGCCCGCCGCCTCGCCAAGTGGGTGCCGACCAGCGCCGAGTACATGCGCGAGCAGCTCCGCGCCCAAGCCGAGGTCGCGAAGGAACTCCCGTCCGGGTTCGCGCCGACGCTGCCGCAGCCGCACGCGGACATCCCCGCTGACGGTACGGACGGCTTGGACGACGAGGGTCCGATCGAGGGCGAGTTCGTCGACGACGAGCCGGACCAGACCTGGCCGACCGTCGCCCAGCCCCCCGCGTAGCCCGCTCCTATACGGCCGCCCCGCGCCCGAATCGCGGGGCGGCCGGCGCCCAGCACACCACACGAAGCCCCGAACGGAGAGCCACCGATGAAGTTGCCGTTCGTCTCCCGCACGGAACACGAGGCCGTCCTCGCCGACCGAGAACGCATTCGCAGCGAGCGCGACCAGTTCGCGAAGGACCGCGACACCCAGCGGGCCGTCGCCCGCAAAGCCACCGACCAGTACGCCGCCCTGAACGAGCGGTACACGGACACCGCGATCGTCAACGAGTGCCTCACCCACGACCTCACCGTGGCCCGCGAGCAGCTCGCCGCTCATGAGAAGGGCTCACGCAAGGACTGGCGATCGCTCTACGAGGCCGAGAGGAAGCGTGCCGACGGCCTGCAGCGCCGCCTCGACGACGCCGTCGGCCTCAAGCCCCAAGCCATCCAGGACAGCAGCCGCTGGCAGCCCGGCTACAAGGCCCCGAAGGAGGACCCAGCATGACGACCCGCGAGACCATCCTCCGACTCCCCGCCCTGCTGCGGATCTGCGCGCAGATCGTCGCCCCGACCGGCCAGCACCGCGCTCGCCCGCACGGCGCGATCACCCCCCAGGAGTTCGTGACCTGCGTCGCGTGCGGCGGCGTCGAGACCGCGGCCACCCGCCACGGCACCATCGTCCGCTGCGCCGAGGGCCACCAGCAGGGCGGTGCCTGATGTCCAAGGACTTCACCGCCAGCCAGCTCGGGCCCGTCGACATCCCCAGCGCGGAGCAGCGCAAGGCCCAGCTGTACGTCGCCGCCGAGGCCACGGACAAGGCCGACTGCACCCGGCTCCTGGCCATGCTCGGGCTCCTCCCGTCCAGCCACCCGGACGCGCACCCGCCGGCGGAGCACGGGCTGCTCGGCTACCGGCGCGGTTGCCGCTGTAAGCGGTGCCGGGCGGCCAATGCCGGCCGCCGCGCGCGGCAGCGCACCAGCCGGAAGGGGGCCGTCGCGTGAGCCCCGCCGTCATCGTCGCCGCGTTGGCCGGCGTGGTCTGTCTGGTCGTTGTGGTCCGCCGGGTGCGGCGGGCCTGGGTGGCCGCGTCGGCGAAGGTCGACGCCGCGCTGGCCCAGCTGCCGCCGGTGCCCGTACACGACGCAGGCCTGGAGCGGTTGTTGCAGGCCGTTCGTGACAACCAGCAGGAAGGAGAGCAGGCGTGAGCACGCTGTTTGACGTCACCTCCGAGGCGCCGGCCGCCCCCGCGGCGGCCGAGCCCCGGCCCTCATACCGCGTCGCCGGACTCGACATCAGCCTCACCGGCACCGGCATCTCCACCCTCGGCGGCACCACTCGCGTCCCCACCACCGGACGCCGCCGCGACACCATCCTCCAGCGTCGCACCCGCATGCGACACATCCTCGACACCGTCCTCACCGAAGTCGGCACCGTCGACCTCGCCTGCGTCGAAGGACCCTCCCACCACAGTGTGGGCGGATCCGTCTGGGACCGAGGTGGCCTGTGGTGGCTCATCATCGACGGCCTCTGCGCCCGCGGCATCCCCGTCGCCGTCATCCCGCCGATGTCCCGCGCCAAGTACGCCACTGGCAACGGCGGTAGCCGCAAGGCCGCCGTGCTCGCGGCGGCGCAGCACCGGTACGGAGCAATCCTCCCGACCGACGACGAGGCGGACGCGCTGATCCTGCGTGCCATGGGGCTGGACTGGCTCGGCGTGCCGTTGGCCGAGGTACCGGATGGTCACCGGGCGGCGCTGGCCGGCTGCCAGTGGCCCGAGCGTGAGCAGATCTCTCAGTGGGGAGGTCGCTAATGGCACGGCAGCGCATCCCCATCTTTCAACGCCTCACCCAGAAGACGCGCCGCGAGGGTGCCTGCCTGGTCTGGACTGGCAAGGTCTGCGGATCAGGCTACGGACAGATCTACGACACGATTCGCAGGCGGCCAGCGCTTGTCCACCGTGTCTCCTACGAGGCTCAGGTGGGCCCGATACCCGTTGGGCTGCAGCTCGATCATCTCTGCGGAAACCGTCTCTGTGTCGAACCGGCCCACCTGGAACCGGTCACGGCGGCTGAGAACTCCGCACGGGCACGGTCGCGAGCCAGTGGAGTCGATGCCCGCACTCACTGCCCGAACGGCCACGAGTACACGCCGCAGAACACCTACACCGGATCCGGCTACCGCCGTTGCAGGGCGTGTAACAACGCCGCTCAGCGCAGGCGCAAGAACCGCCAGAAGGCAACGGAGGTGGCTGCCTGATGGCCAACCACGCCAACGCCAGCCGCGAGCAGATCATCGCCGCCCTCCGCGCCGGCCGCCCGGTCAACCAGATAGCCGCCGACCTCCACGTCGACCGAGCCCGCGTCCGCGGCATCCGCAACGACCTCGGCTTGCCCGCACACGTCCGAGCGATCGCGACCGCCACGATCGAAGACCGCTGGCGCGAGTACACCAAGCCACTCCCCGGCGGGCACGTGGAGTGGACCGGCGAACGCAGCCCCACCAGCAGCAGGCCGCTGCTCTCCCACGGCTACCGACACCACTCCGCCGCCGCGATCGCCTTCCGGATCCGCACCGGCCGCGACCCGGTCGGACAGGTCCGCGCCGACTGCGGCATGCAGCACTGCGTCGCGCCCGAGCACGTCGAGGACGCGCCGGGCCGGCGCCGCAACCGGGAGCAGCTGCGCTATCTGCAGGGCGGCCGTGCGCTGCGAGAGCGGTGCCAGAACGACCACGACCAGGCCGAGCACGGCCGGGTCGCGGCGGACGGACGGGCCTACTGCCAGGCATGCAAGCGGACCCGGGACGCCCGGTCGCAAGCAAGGCGGGATGCCGCGTGACGGCCCGCGTTGTGGTCGGCGGCCTGTTCGTGGACTGCGGCGACGGCTTCGAGAACAAGAACGGCGACCGCGTCGGCCAGATCACCTACCGGCGTGCCCCGCGCGCCCGCTACGAGTGCCTGCGCTGCCAGACGGTCGAGGGCCCGGTGTCCGGGGCGGCCGCGGTGAAGCGGTTCGCAGCCACCATCCGCACCACCCACACCTGCCCGGGCGCTCAGCAACCGCTGGCCGCATGAACGGGCGCCCCGCCGAGGCCAATTCGGCGGGGCCACCACCACCAAGGAGAACACCACGATGGGCTACTCCACCACCTTCGAGGGCCACGTCACCATCGCCACGCCCCTCAACCCGCACGAGATCGCGTTCCTCCGCGGCTTCGCCGACAGCCGCCGCCACCGGCGGCCCGAGGGCCCGTACTCCGCGCGCGACTACGCCTACAACGAGGTCGAGCGCGGCGACTACAACCTCCCGCCCCAGGGCCAGCCCGGCCTGTGGTGTGACTGGGAGCCGACCGAAGACGGCACCGCCATTCGCTGGAACGGCAGCGAGAAGTTCTACGAGGCCACCGCATGGATGCAGTACCTGATCGACCACTTCCTGAGGCCGGGCGCTGCGGCCAAGGGATTGCCCGGGTTCGAGGAATTCACCTTCGACCACGTCGCCAACGGGGTGATCCACGCCCAGGGCGACGAGCCCGGTGACATCTGGGAACTGACCGTCACCGACAACCAGGCGTCCGGCGAGAGCTCCCGCTGACCACCACGGACGACGAAGCCCCGCACCAGCACGGTGCGGGGCTCGGAGAGAGGGGAGGGGATATGCGATCAGAGGATGTCGCCGTCAGCGGGTTCATCGCTGAGGTGCTTGAGCCGGCGCTCCAGGGCCTGCCTCTTGCGCCAGGCGGCTACGCGCGAGTGGACGTGACGACGGATGTCATCGGCGCGGGAAGTCCCCTCCGCCTCGCACAGCTCCCCGTACGCCCCCCACACCTCGTCGTCGATGCGGACCATGCGGCCCGGGGTTCCCTTCGTCGTCATGTCGACAGAGTAGCTGACTGTGCAGGAGACATACACCCCTCGCAACCTGCGTGTATGCCGTACGTATTGCGGGTGACTATACACCCCGGGGTAGAATCACAAGCAGCAGAGACGCCCAACTTCCGGCCGCGACCTGCAAGTTCCTCGCCATGCCCAGTCCGGGCCACCGCCATCCGCGCCATTTACCAGAAAGGTACCCCCAACACATGACCATCCAGCACCACGAAACCGCCAAGGACCACGACGGCGAGTTCGCCGTCTTCCTCATCCAGCACAGCCGCGGCGAAGCCCACGAGCAGATCAGCGACGAGTTCCACCAGCTGCTCGCCGCCGTCCAGGAGCACGGCCGCAAGGGCTCCTTGACCATCAAGGTCTCCGTCGAACCCCCCAAGGGCCACGTCGACGGCGCCCCCCTCCTCGTCGGCATCGACTCCGAGGTCAAGGCCCCCAAGGCGATCGCCCCGCCGTCCATGTACTTCGTCGACGACGACGGCCGGCCCACCCGCAACGACCCCCGCCAGATGCAGGCGTTCGACGTGCGCGACATCAACACCACCACCGGCGAGATCAAGGACATCTGACCCGTGACCAACACCACCGACAACGTGCAGGCGATCACCGGCCTCGCCCAGCAGGCCCTCGCCCCCAAGCCGGTCGAACCCGGCAGCATCTACCTCGTCGCCACCGCCGACGGCCAGGTCCAGACCGTCGACCTCACCGGCTCCCGCTACACCGGCCGTATCGACCGCAAGACCGGCACCACCACTGTCCGCGACGCCACCAGCTTCCTCACCTACTGGGCCAAGCACCACGACGACGCCAGCGAGGTCTACTCCGACGTCGAGCAGCTCACCGTCACCGCCGTCCTCAACGCCCACTCCACCAACGAGCCCGACTTCGGCGACCACCGCCTCGTCCTCGGCCTGCGCCGCACCAAGGCCTGGCAGCAGTGGCTCACCCTCGACGGACGCCTCGTCGGCCAGGACGAGTTCGCGAACTTCCTGGAGGACCACCTGCCCGAGCTGGTCACCCCGGACGCCGCGACCATGCTGGAGATCGCCCAGTCCATCAAGGCCACCACCAAGGCCGAGTTCCAGTCCGGGACCCGCCTGCAGTCCGGTGAGCGGAAGTTCGTCTTCACCGAGGACACCAAGGCCACCGCGGGTGCGAAGGGCGACCTGACGATCCCCGAGGTCTTCGAGATCGCCGTCCCGCCGTTCGAGGGCGCCGCCGCGTACAAGATCCGCTGCCGGTTCCGGTACCGCATCGACCGCGGCCAGCTCGCCCTCGGCTTCAAGCTGGAGCAGCCGGAGGAGCGCGCGAAGGCCGCGTTCGCCGACGTACTCAAGCAGATCGCCGAGGGCATCGACACGCAGGTCCTGAACGGGATCCCGGCCTGATGGCCGGCCGCAGGCGGGACGGCACCGACCGCTGTCCCTCCTGCGGCCGACCGCTGCTCGTCCAGTGGGTCGGTCACACCGCGGCCCTCCAAGCCCGGGTCGACCTCCTCCCACCGGACGAGCAGCGCCCCTACGGGCCGGCCGCCGAGGCGAGCACACCCGACGACCTCGTGTGGTGCCTGCCCCGCCCCCGCCACGGCCCGCTCCGGCTGCACTGGACCACCGGCCGGCACCCGCCGGACTGCCCGCACCAGCACCTCCTCACGCACCGCTGCACCACCGCACCCAGCACGCTCTTCTAACCGGAGGACCGCCCAGTGGACAACGTCCGCCACATGACCCGCGACACGGCGGACCAGGACGGCCTCAACCGGACCAGCCCCCATGATGCTGAGGCCGAGAACTACGTCGGCGGCGTCATCATGCACGACCGCACCGCCTACCTGGAGTGCGCACAAGTCCTCGACCGCGACGACATCTACCAGCCGGCCATCCGGCTCATCTGGGACGTCGTCGGCGGCATGGTCGCCGAGAACAAGCAGCTCCACCCGGTCACCGTCCGCGCCGAGATCGAGAAACTCAAACGGCTCCGCGAGGTCGAGAACGGGCGCCTCCTCGAACGCCTCGGCGCACAGACCATCCCTGGCAGCATGGCGCAGGCCTTCGCCGAGCGGATCGCCGAGATCGCCGTCGTCCGCCGCCACGACGAGCAGGCCAACGCGACCAAGGCGGCCATCGCCGCCGGCGCCACTGCGGAGGAACTGGCCAAGCTCGCTGACGACTTCCGCCAGCGTGAGGAGCGCCGCACCGTCCTCGGGCACGGCCCGTCGCACCTGACCGGCGCCTTCCTGGAGTGGGATCCGTTCTTCGCCACCGACTTCGGCCAGGTCGAACTCCTGCCCGGGAAGCTCATGGGCCCCGGGCAGCAGATCACCGTCGTCGGCGACGGCAAGGCCGGCAAGTCCCTGTTCGTGCAGGAGTGGCTGTGGCGGATGGCCACCGGCCAGTCCTTCCTCGGAGACCGCCCGCAGGCCCCGATCAGCGTGCTGTACGTCGACGCCGAGAACGGCCACCAGGACATCCAGGAACGGTTCATCTCCTACGGCGCCGGCCCGGGCCGCATGGGCCTGCTCACCTACGCCAGCTTCCCCCCGATCCGCCCTCTGGACACCGCGGGCGGCGGCGCCGACCTCCTCGCGATGGTCGCCGAGGTGGAGGCTCAAGTCGTCTGCCTCGACACCGTCTCCCGGTTCATCAGCGGGCCCGAGAACGACGCGGACACCTGGCTCGCCCTGTACCGGCACACCCTCCTGCCCCTCAAGCGAGCCGGGATCGCCTCGATCCGCCTGGACCACATGGGCAAGGACGGCGAGCGCGGTGCCCGCGGCTCCTCGGCGAAGACCCAGGACGTCGACCACGTGTGGGAGTTGCGCGCCCAGGGCGGCGGCACCCTCGTCCTCAAGCGCACCCACACCCGCACCGGTATCGGCCCGGACAGCTTCACCGTCATGCGGTACGCGCGCACGGACGGCAACCGGTACCTGCCCGGGCAGACCCGGCACGTCCTCGCGGAGTACGACGACGTAGCGCCGGCGGAGGGCTCGGTGGAGTGGCTGATCCAGCAGCTCGACCGTCTCGGGCTGCCGGACGATGCGGGCAATCCGCGGACCCGGGCGGCGCTCGCGGACGCGGGGATCTCGGTGCGGAAGGAGCGGATCGAGGCCGCTGTCCGCGCGCGGAAAAACCGGACAAACCAGGTTCCCCCGAATGTTCCCCCGACCATCCCCGGAACAGGTTCCCCGGGGGAATCCCCCGATGATCAAGGGGGAATCGCAAAACCCCAGGTCAAACATTCCCGGGGAACCCCCGGGGAACCCCCGGGGAACCCAGGTTCCCCCACCCCTTCCCCCCCTAAGAGGGGGGAAGGGGGGAAGGGCCCGGGGAAGGCCACCCCCGCAACACAGGTCGAAGACACCCCCCTGTGCACCATCTGCGACCACCCCATCAACCCCGACTGGGCAGCCCGCGGATACGACACCCACATCGGCTGCGACCCCGCCACCGGCAGCCACCCCGACAGGCCCACACACCCCACGAATGACGCACCCCACGACGCCGCCTGACCACCACCCAACCCGCACAACGGAGGAACCCCATGACCGCCATCGAATGGACCGACGAAGTCTGGAACCCCACCACCGGCTGCAACCGCATCAGCCCCGGATGCGACAACTGCTACGCCCTCACCATGGCCAAGCGCCTCAAGGGCATGGGACAGGCCAAGTACCAGACCGACGGCGACCCCCGCACCTCCGGACCCGGCTTCGGGATCGCCACACACGTCGACGCCCTGACCCAGCCGCTGCGCTGGAAGAAGCCCCGCAAGATCTTCGTCAACAGCATGAGCGACCTGTTCCACGCCCGCGTCCCCCGCGAGTTCCTCGCCCAGGTGTTCGCCGTCATGGCCGCCACGCCCCAGCACACCTACCAGATCTTGACCAAGCGCCCCGACCGCGCAGCCCGAATCCTGGGCGAACGCTGCACGCACGGCCACCCAGACGGCGAGCACTTCCGCGCCGCCATGGAGTGGGCCGCCACCTCCCACAGCGAGACCTACGTCCCCGGCCTGGAACACGGCATCTACCACCGCGCCGGCTGGCCGCTCCCGAACGTGTGGATCGGCACCAGCGTCGAGAACCAGAAGTACGCCGACCTCCGCATCCCCGCCCTCCTCGACACCCCGGCTGCCGTCCGCTTCCTGTCCTGCGAACCGCTCCTCGGCCCCATCGACCTCGACGGCCCGATCGTCCCCGGGCGTGGCCGGCCGAAGCTCACGTACTGGCTGACCGGGCGCCCCTACTGGGACGAATCGAAAGCCACGACCACCAACACCGGCCTCACCATGACCCCGTTGTCGACCGGCCCGCGGATCGACTGGGTCATCGTCGGCGGCGAGTCCGGCCCGAAGGCGCGAGCAGTGCACCCGGACTGGGTGCGCACCATCCGAGACCAATGCCAGCAGGCCGAAGTGCCGTTCTTCTTCAAACAGTGGGGCGAATGGGGCCCCGCCCCCTTCCAAGTCCGGATCTGCGACCCCAACACCGGCTGGCAAGGCACCGACGAACAACTCGCCACCGCCAAGGCCGACAGCGAAGCCCGCGGCGCCACCCACGTCCACACCGGCAACTGGATCGACGAAGACGGCGAGCGCCGCTACTGGATCCACGAGATCGGCCACAAGCCCTGGTCCCTCGAACGAGTCGGCCTCCCCAACGGCACCGCCACCATCCGCCGCTGGGGCAAAAAGCACGCCGGCCGCGAGCTCGACGGCCGCACCTGGGACGAGTTCCCCCGCAGCAGCGAGCACCCCACGAACCACCAGATCACCTGACCGCCGCACCACATACCCGTCACACCCCCACCCGCCACCCGCCAGGCCGCCACACGCCCGCCTACACACCCGGAAAGGCCCACCATGACCACCCCGCCGACCCCGACTCCCGCTGTCGGCCAGATCTGGCAGGACAACGACCCCCGCGGCTACGGCCGGCGCGTGCGGATCGTCGGCATCGACGACACCCACGCCACCGTCGAACTCGTCGTCCCCCGCGGTGCCGGCCACAACGGCACCAAGCCCGGCCGCCGTACCCGGATCCGTCTCGACCGCTTCAAGCCCACCAGCACCGGCTACCGCCACATCGCCTGAGGAGCCCCGCCATGACCGACCGCCGTTACGCCGTCGACCTGACCGTCGACATCTGTGACCTCGCCACCGAGGAGGAGGCCGACGAGATCCGCTACCTCATCGAGGCCGCCATCGGCCACTACAAGCCGACCATCACCGCCACCACCCGCGAGTACGACACCGCCTGAAGGAGCCCCACCGTGACCGACCCGGCCACCCAGCAGCTCGCCGAGACCCGCACCGCGATCCGCACCGCCGTCGACCTGTACCTCGACGGCGCCGATGGCATCGACCGCGAGCTCCTCGCCGAGCACCTGTACGAGTGCCTCTCCGACGAGATGGACCGGCTGTACCGCATCGAAGCCGGTCAGGCCACGCTCGTCGCCGAAATCCACCGCCTCCGCGCCCAGCTGGCCGCCGTCCGCAGCGAGACGCTCCGCGAGGCCGCCGCCCACACCTCCGAGTGCTGCGCCATCCGCCTCCGCCGCCTCGCCGAGGACGCCGCCCGGCCTGCCCCGGCCGCGTGAGCAGCCACCCACCACCACACCGGAGACAGCACGTGACCCACCCCGCGATCAGCCTCTGCACCGGCGTCGGTGAACTCGACCACGCCGTCCACAAGCTGGCCGGCACCCAGACCGTCGTGTACGCCGAGGCCGACCCACACGCCTCCACCGTCCTCGCCCACCGCATGCCAGGCATCCCGAACCTCGGCGACATCACCACGATCGACTGGCGACAGGTCCAGGACGCACACCGGCCGCGCACGCTGATCGCCGGCTGGCCCTGCCAGGGGATCAGCAACAACGGCCACCGCCTCGGTCTCGACGACCCCCGCTCCGGCCTGTGGCGGAACGTGGCCGCCGCCGTCCGCGAACTCGAACCCGACGAGGTGTACCTGGAAAACGTCGCCGCACTGCGCCGCCGCGGCCTCGACGTCGTCTCCGACCACCTCAACCGGCTCGGCTACGACCTGTACTGGACGATCACCCGCGCCGGCGACGTGGGCGCCGCCCACACCCGACCCCGCTTCCTCGGCTACGCCATCCCCGGCCACGGGGTCACCGTCGAAGTCCCCGCCCCGCCCGCCCTGTACTCGCCGGCCCGCCTGCTCCCCACCCCGAAAGCCTCCGACGGACCCAACGGCGGCCCCAACCAGCGCGACGGCAAGGGCGGCTGGTACCTGCCGGCGATCGCCTGGCGCCTCGACGAGGACTGGCGCGCCCCGGAACTCGGACCCGAACACGACTACGCGGAGGCCATCCACCGGTGGGGGAGGATCGTCGGCCGGCCCGCCCCCGCCCCGGCGTCCCTCACTGCGCGCGGCGACAGGCGGATCTCCCCCGACTTCACCGACTGGCTGATGGGATACCCCGCCGGCCTCACCGACCGGCCCGGTATCCCGCGCTCGCAGCGGATCAAGCTCGGCGGGAACGGTGTCGTCGCGCTTCAGGGCGTCACCGCGTACACGGTGCTGCGGGCCGCCGCGCGCACCAGGCTCCCGCTCGCCGCGTGACCCGCACGAAGGCCGGCCCGCGTGCACCAATCACGCGGGCCGGCCGGACCCAGTCCATCACGACCACCCGGAGGAACACCATGACCGAGCAGCCCGCCACCTCGCCCGCACGGTGGGACAACAGCCCGGCCGCGCGCGCCGCCCGCAACGTCCCGCAGAACCCGAACCCGCTGTGCCGGGACTTCCAGCCGCAGCCGGAGCCCGCCGAGTTCTGGTGCGCGAACTGCCGCTGGAACCGGCCGATGCACGACGACGAGGTGGAGCGCGCGGCGATCGCCGAGGCCCTCGACCGGCTGCCCGCTGGGGGGTCGCGGTGAGCGCCGACACCACACAGAGCAGCCGCCGCTGCGAGCAGTGCGGCCGGTCCGGAACCCGCGGCTTCCGGACCCTCGCCAACAAGGAGCACGGCATCCGGATCACCGTCTGCGCCAACAAGACCGCCTGCCGGAAGCGCCGGCCCAAGGCCGCCCGAGACGACGCCTGACCTTCCCGCCCGTGGGGGCCACCCGGCCCCCTGAACGGAGACCACCGTGACCGAACAGACCACCCCGACCCGGCACACGTGCCGCGGCCAGAAGACCGCTCCCGGCCCGGACTGGGAGTGCCCGCGCTGCTCACCCGCTGCTGGTATGGCGCCCGCCGCCGACCAGCGGGCCGCAATCCTCGGGCAGGCAGCCGACGCGCTGGACGCGGACATGGAACGGTTCTTCGCGCAATGGCCGGACGAACCCCGCAACTCGCCCTACGCGCTCGGCCGCAAGGATGCCGCCGACGAGCTGCGCCGTATGGCCGCCGGGGCGCAGCAGCAGACCGCCCCTGTGGCGCCGACGGACGCGCTCGCCGACCTGTACCGCGCGCTGGCCGACGAAGCAGCCGAGTGGGGCGGCGTGATCACCGAGCAGGAGCTGCGCCGCAAGGCCCGCCTGGTGGGCGAGGACCAGCGGAAGCCCAAGCGACCGCCGATGGACCCGGTGCACATCCTCGGCATCGACGCCGACCCGCCCGCTCCTGTGGCGCCCCAGCCCGCGGCCGACAGCGAGGAGGAGACGCAGTCGTGAGCAGCAGCGGAGGATTCACCGGGATCAGCCTCGCCGGCCGCTGGGAGTGCGGCAACTGCGGCGCCAGCGGAGACGGCTGGTACGACGTGGACGACGGACTCGTCCTGCACGACGAGAACGGGCAGCGCTTCGACCCCGACGAGCACGCCTGCGGGGAGGGCTGACATGGCCTGGCTGTACGCCCTCGCCACCCTGGCCGTTGGCTACCTCCTCGGCCGGGCCCGGCTCGGCCACCGCCTCTCCGACTGGGCGAACTGGCAGAAGTACGGCAAGCCCACCGGCTGGCGCTACGCCGTGATGTTCACCGTGCTGTCCGCCGAGAACCTGGGCTGGCTGGTCGCCCACCCGGTGCAGGGCTGGCACGCCTGGCAGCACCGCAACGACCCGCCACCGCCCCGTAGCCCGGCGCCGCAGTACGACCCGGACTGGGCCGCCAAGCGCCGCGCCCGCCCCTGACCCACTTGCCCCGGCTGTCGTGTGGGCGGCCGGGGCCCGGGACGGGGCTACGCGGTCCCCAGGAGCGCCGAACAGGCGCCCGCGCGGGTCTCGCAACGCCAGACCCACCCGCAGAGCCTCACAGAGGCCGTACAGCTGATCCGAGGAGAAGCCCGTGAACGACACCGAGCCCACAACCAGCGTTGGCCCACACCCGTGGGAGCCCCAGGGATGGCGCTACTGGATCTGCCGCCACTGCTACGGACCCCGCGCCCTCCACCCGCGCCGTGACTGGGTCCGCGCCCGACCGCTCGGCGACAACCGCTACATCAGCGTCGACGCCCCGCACTTCACCGAGGGCTGGTAGCCCGCCCACGACAGCCCCTCCAGCGCCCGCACAGGCGCCCGACGAACGGAACAGCATGACCCAGCGCGTTGACTTCCTCACCGTGCCCCTTGCCAACGGGGGCAGCTACACCCGCCTCGACCGTCTCACGGACGGTCGGATCATGTGCTGCCTCTGCTTCGAGTACTGCACCCGCGATCAACTCAACCCCGTCGACGGCGGCGTTGAAGACGTCTGCAAGACCTGCGCCAGCAAGGAGCCGCAGCAGTGACCGACCGCAAGACCGCATCCACGATCAACGACGCCGAACTCGACCAGCTGTACCGCGACCTCGACGCCCTCCGCGCCGAATGCCGCGCCTGGGCCGAAGCAGAATCCGCCGACATCGCCGCCGGCAGCTACGCCGGACGCGTCGAAGAACTCCAGGGCGCGATCGCCCGCGTTCGAGCCCTGCACGTCAACAGCTACGGCCTCTGCGACGAATGCACCGGCAGCCACGGCGTGCCCTGGCCCTGCCCCACCATCCAAGCCCTCGACCAGCCCACGCCGGCAGCGACCCAACCGACCGGCCGCCTGTACTACTGCCCGACCACCGCCACCGTCGAGGACCACACCCGACACTGCTGCGACCAGCCCGACCTCCACCTGCCGAAGTGATCTGGGGCCCTGATGCGCTGCGCGTCGTCTGGCTGTTCCACCGGCCCTACTGGTGGGACCGACTCCCGGACGGACGGCTCAGCTTGAAGCCCGCCCGCTGGAACCCTGAGCGCCCGGCTTGACGGCCGTGGCATCCTGGGATGCGCAAGCTGATCCCGGCCCCTGCCGGGGGTAGGCCTGCTCCGCCCGGTGTGGGTGGCCTCAGGGAGGTCATGTCCGCGCGGCACCGGGCCTCGCGCCGGAGTGGCTACCCAGCGCACCGCCTTCCGCCCCGCCTCCACCGAGACGGGGCGGTCGTGCGTCACCACTCAACCGGCCGCCACCCCGCGAGCTCACGCCCCGCCTCCGTCAACACCAGCCGGCGGCCCACACGCCCCGGCTCCCACCGCAGCCCAGGCCGGCTCCCCTCGTACTCCGGCAGCGGCTCCTCGGCGCCGAGCGTGATCCAGCCCGCCGTCACCCATGCCGCCACCGTCTGATCGCGGACGGCAGTCTTCAGCCGGTGGCGCGGCCCGCCGTAAGGCGTCTCGATGATGAGGCCGATCAGGTGCCCGCTCGGGCTAGCCACCGTCCAGTCAGGGAAGCACTCGCCCGCGACGATGCTGCGGCGCAGGGCGAGAAGCGCGGTACAGGCTCGGTCGGTCGTCGTCTCCATGACCTGCATACTCGCGGAGCCCCGCGACGCCGTGTGCACTCCGAGTGCACGCGAGCGGAGACGCCCGCCACAACAGCGGCCCGCCGGCCGGGATCCAGCCAGCGGGCCATGGTGGTGCACCCCCAAGGTGCGCCCCTTCGCGGGACCATGAAGCTACGCCCGCCGTGGCCGGAACGGTAGCTGTATGCACCCTTGAACTACACGGCACACGGGCGCAGCATGATCCCTCACCCAAGGGGAGGGAAACCAGCCATGACCGAAAACAGCGAACAGCCCGCCGTCACCAACTTCGAACAGTGGAAAGCCGACCACCACCCCGACCGCGAGCGGTGGCCCATGCCCCAGCCGTTCAACGAATGGCTCTCAGCGACCAAGCCCGGTCCGAAAGGGCCGTGCCCCGAGTGCGGCTGCTACGGCCTCCGCCGCGGCGCCAACCCGGCCCACCCGGACGACGAAAAGGTCGTCTGCACGAACAGCCGCTGCGAGGCCTGCCCCTGGTACCACGGCTGAGCCTGCCGGTCAGTGCTCCCACACGAGTGGCCCACCATCCCGCCATTCGATCCAGTCCGCGCGCACCACGTCCGTATCGTCCACGCCTTCCAGGCCGGCCCGGCGTAGGAACTCGACCACGTCGCCGAGGTCGAACGCTCTGCCCGCGATCTCGCCGTCGATCCGGACGCGCCGGCCGCCCTGCTCATCGGGCGGGTACACGATCACCACAGGCATACGGCCAGCCTCCCGCACCACGCTGGCAGCGGCGCGCCGGGTACGGCCGACCGGGGCGGCTTGACACCGGTGTGATCCTGGGAGTGCTGCCGGGCGGACACGCTGCTCGCGCACCGGCAGCGCTGCTACCGGCGCATGGAACCCGCCTGAGCATGACGAAGCCCCTGCCGGCCTGGGAACGGCAGGGGCTCTCGTCTGTCCGGCGCGGCTACAGGCCGTTGGGTGCGAGGTCGAAGAACAAGGTCACCGCGTTGTCCGCTTCCAGAGCGGCCATGGCGTGCTTCAGGAGGCGCTGATACAGGGCCTGACGGTCCTCGCCGCGCCGGGCCGCGACCGTGCCCGTGACGGTGTTCGCATTGACGCCAGGCACGCCCTCCTTCTGGAATTGGAGGGTGATCACATAGTGGTACTCGTTCCTCGCCACGCCTACTCCTCGGTCTTCTTCGCGCGATCCTTCCCGGACCGCGAGTAGCCCGCCGCGATGTCCTGGACCGTCGTCGGCGACACGCCTAGCTCCTTCGCGACCTTCCGGACGGAGGCATCGTCGGGCGCCAGCAGCTCCAGCACGGCCTGCCGCCGTACCTCCCGTAGCGCCTTACTGTGCTCGGGCCACTCCTTCAGCACCCTCGCCACAGCGAGCGCGCGCGTCTTCGGATCGTCGATCTCTGAGAGACCTGCGAGAGCGTCCAGCACGCGCTGCACCTCCTCTTCCATGCCCTGTCCCTTCCGTGGGCAGGCCGCATTGCCAGTGTACGGGGTATCCCGTACAGTCGGTACTGGGCAGCAGCCACCACTGCTCGCTCAACAAGAAATGCCCGGACGGGAGGTGCAACTCCCGTCCGGGCCAGCCACCGCCTGACGTGACCAGGAGTGACCGCATGCAGCGTACCCAGCCCCAACCCCAACCGCCCACCCCGCGCACCGAGCCGCTGCCGCCCGCCGCGCAGCAGGCCCTGGCCCGCCTGGAGCGGAAGCTCACGCCCCGCCCTGCCGGCCGATGAGCGCCGAGCACGAGCGAGCCAAAGAACCGCTCCCCATCCGCCCGCCCCGCCCCCACCCGCAAGGCTGACCCCCACCCCACCGACCGCCGGGCTGGCGGTACCCAACCCCTCGTCCCGCCAGCCCGGCACCCACTCCCGCGAGGAAGCCCGCCATGACCCGTACCGCGCGCCGCGCGCCCTGCCCCCAATGCAGACGCCGCCGCCACCGCATCCGCGCCCACTCACCCCTCGTCAACACCCTGTGCTCGCCCGTCGCCCGCTACGGCTTCACCCTCTGCACCATCGCGGGCCTCTACGCACAACTCACCGCCCCCACCCTGATTGCCGCCGGTCTGGCCGCCCTCGCCTGGCGCTACCGCTGACCCGTTCCACGGAGCCGTCACCGTGAAGAAGCTGACCAAGGGACAGATCACCGTCCTCGCCATCGCCACCATCCCGATGATCGCCGTCGGTATCGGCGGCGCCATCGGCACCTACGCCAACGCCGGCTCCGTCCTCCACCGCAAGGAGACCGCCCTCGGCGTCGTCGCCGCTGGCGAAGGCGCAACCCTCGTCGCCGCTCTCGTCATGATCGGCGTCACCATGCTCGGTCAGGCCGCGCCCCTCGCGATCCGCGCTGCACTGTGGCTCCTGCCGGCCGCCGCGTCCGTCATGGGCCTGGCGATCGCCCCGACCCCAACCGAGGCCATCGTGTTCGCCCTCACCCCGCTCGCGATGACCGCCTCGGCGGAGGGCATCAGCTTCCTCGCCCGCCGGATCGTCGTGCACCGCACCGGCGTCGACATCGAGGCGCAGCGGCGCAATGCCGCCGTGCTGCGCAGGATCGCCTACCACCGGGCACGCGCCGAACGCCACCCCTGGAAGTGGGTGCGAAAAGCGTCGGCGCTCGCGGCGTGGCGGCTCATGGGGCGCCTCGGCGATAGCGACGCCACCCTCGGTAGCGCGCTCACCGACGTGCAGAACACCCGCATCGTTGACGGCGCCAACACGGCGCTCGCCGCCATGTTCAGTAGCGCCCCCGCTCTACCGCCTGTAGCGGCGCCCACTACGCCCGCCGCCACGCCACGACCGGCCACGCCCGCCACCGCCACCCCGAAGCCGTCGCGTGCCACCACGCCAGAGAAGACCGCTACGCCACCCGCCGAGCCCGCCACCATGCCCGATGCCACTACCGATCAGACGGTGCCGGCTTACGAGCCTGGCACCCCGCAGTACGTCGTCCGCGGCCTGTGGCTGAACCTCGGCCACCGGCCCACCGAGGGCGCGATCGTCGACGCCCTAGGCGAGGCCGGGCTGGCGAACAGCCGGGCGCAGGCCGGGAAGATCCGCCGCCAGGTCGAAGCCGAGAACCCCGCCCTGCCCGGCCCCCGCGCCGCCTGACCCCGAAGGAACCTCATGCTTCTCGCCGCCGCCATCGCCTTGACCTTGATCACGATCGTCTTCCTTGTGATGGCTCACGCCGACGACAAGGCGCGCCGTGACCGTGACCGTGACCGCAGCCGCAGTCAAACCCGCCCCCCGTCCGCCCCCTGAGCAGCGGAAACCCCCACCCGATCAGAGTCCGACTGCAGTCAGAGTCACAGTCGCAGTGAACGGAGCACCGTCGTGGCCCGCACCAAGACCGCCCCCGAGACCACGCCCACCAGCGACACCCCACCCGATCCCCCCACACAGGGCACCGCCCGGCCGTCCCCCGTCCTGGCCTGGCCCTCCGAATGGCCCGTCCCCGAGCTCCCCGAGCAGCAGACCCGCCGGCGCCGCACCCGCGGCCTGCCCATGGCCCCCGTCCTCGCCGGCGCCGGCAACGCCACCAGCCTGGCCGCGACCGCCGCGTACAACGTCGGCGGGCCGGTCGCCGCGGCCGCTACCGGAGCGGTGATCGTGGCGGGCGCTACGGCCGCGACGCTCCGCCGCCGCGCCACGGTGAAAGCCGGGCGCGCTACTGCCTCCAGCCTGCGTAGCGGCGCTGGTAGCGGCCTGCGTAGCGGGTCCGGGACGGGCGGCGGACGCGGCGGTAGCGGGTCGGGTAGCGGCTGGCGTGGCGGTCGTAGCGGTGGCGCTACGCGCTCCGGTAGCGGTGCGAGCGGTCCGCTGTCGCGTAGCGGTGGCGGCTCGTCCGGGCTCGGCTCGCGCGGCGGCTCCCGTGGCGTGGCGGGTGGCGGGAGTCAGCGCGCCGGTGGCGGACTCTTCCGCAAGAGCGGTCCGAGCCACCACAGCGGACCTGGCCGCCACCGCTCCGGCAGCCACACCCCGGGCGCGACGAAGCGGCAGCAGAAGAAGGCGGAAGCCGCCGCGCAGAAGGCGGCTCAGAAGACCGCGAAGAAGGCGCTGAAGCAGGCCGCGAAAGACCTCGCCGGGAAGAACACCGGCAAGACCACCACACCCAAGACCCGCACCTCCAGCACCGGCCACGCACTGAAGGCCGCCGCCAACCGGGCGGCCCGCGCCGCCTACCGCGCCGGCCGCCCCCTCGTCACCCGCGCAAGCAAGGCCGCCGCGAAGCAGGCCCGCCGCGCCAGCGGCGCACTGTGGGACGGCATCTGCGCGCTCGGTGCCAGCGCCTGGACCCTCCTGGGCCGCGGGCGCGCCGCCGCACTCGACCGACTCAAGGCGGTGTGGAAGCGACGCCGTAAGAACCGCGCCGAGCAGGACACCGCACCCGAGCCGTCCATCGCCGCCACTGTGCGGCGCCCTACCACCCCCGTCACGTTCACAGGAGGAACCGCCATGTCCGGAGGGCACCACTTCGTCGCCGCCGCCACCGAGATGGCCCGCGCCGCCGCCGCCTACCAGCCGCAAGGGATGCTGCAGGTCGGCCAGGACTTCGCCGGCCTGGAGGAGGCCCTGCGTATCCACGCCGAGGCGCTGGCCACGACCGTCGAGAACGCGGACGCGAGCTGGCCGCTCCACCCGAACATCGTGGAGATCATGCGGCAGATCCACGGTCTGCAACTCAAGGCGGCCGAACTCGCCACCGAACTCACGCCCGCCTTCCGCCAGCTCCACGACGTCGACATTGCCCGCCTGGAGAACCCCCGCACCGGCGAGCGCATGTGGGACGTCTCCGCCAACCTCTGACTCGCCGACTGGAGCACGCTGTGAACCTCGACTGGGACGCCAAGCACGGCGCCATCACCGGTCCCATCAACACCGGTGCCGCCGCGCTCGCCGTCGGCTACGCCGGCCACACCCTCGGCATGCCGTGGGAATGGGCCGCCCTCACCGCGGGCGCCGGCCTGGCCGGCAGCCACATCGCCGGCCGCCGCCACAACGTCACCACGGCCACGCTCGCGCTGCGCGCCGCGGGCTGGCTGGGTGCCGGCGGCTGGTGCTCGTGGGCCATCGTCTCCGGGCCGTGGTCGCAGTGGGGCATGGGCAGCCTCCTCGCCGGCATCCTCGGCCTCGGCGCAGCGATGGCCGGTGCACACCACGTCGAGGAGAAAGCCGAGGAACAACGCGCGGAGAAGGAAGCCGCCGCCCGGCGCGCCACCCTGGACGGCAAGCGCAAAGCCATCGCGGACGAGTGGGAAGACCGCATCGTCCGCGTCTGCGCCGGGGCGGTCGTGCAGATCGTCGGCGTCGAGGTGTGGGACGGCGGCGGCGGGTTCAGCCTCGACGGCGAGTGCGGCGCCGGCGGCACCCGCTGGAAGGACGTCGCCGTCTACAAGGAGCAGCTCGCCGCGGACGCCCGCCTCCCCGAAGGGTGCGGCGTCGACGTCGGGCCCGGCGCGCACCGCGGCGCAGTCCTCATCCACGTCTCGACCGTCAACAGGCTCGTCGAGGACGTGTACTACCCGGAGGACTACTCGCCGCTCACCGTCAACGCGCCCGCCCCGCTAGGCATCCTCCGCGACGGCATGCCGGAGGGGCCGGTCAACCGGCAGGCGTCCATGCTGGTCGTCGGGCAGCGCGGGTCGGGTAAGACGAACCTGCTCAACGTGATGATCGCCAACCAGTGCAGGATGGTCGACTCGATCACCTGGGTCATCGACCTCAACGGCGGGGGCCTCGCCCTGAAGTGGATGCGCGCGTGGGCCGCCGCGGGCAAGCCGGGCCGGCCGCCGATCGACTGGGTGGCCGATACCCCGGAGCAGGCGCTCGGCATGGCGACCGCGCTAGTGCGGGTCGCGAAGGCGAGGAAGGTCGGCTATCAGGATCGGGAGATCGCCGCCAACGACGACAAACTCCCGGTGGACGCCGAGGTCCCGGAGATCCGTGTCTTCAACGACGAGGGCGCGGAGATCTTCTCCACCCGGTCCCGGCGCAACGACACGCTGCGCGCGATCGCCGACAACTTGATCCAGACCCTGGAGATCGCCCGCGCCGCCGCGGTCAACGAGACCACCAGCGGTCTACGCGCCACCCAGGACGTCCTGTCCGACCCGCAGATCCTGAAGCAGTCCACGTTCAAGGCCGGGATGAAGGTCGCCGACGACTCCGAGCTGAACTACTTCTTCGGCTACAACCACAACGCCAGCGCGGAAGACGCCCCCTACCCGGGGTGCGCACTCGTCCGGGACGGCGACGGCCAGGTCCACCCGATGAAGGTGTACCGGATGCGCCCGTCGCAGATCCTCGACATCGTCCGCGCGACCGCCGAGCGACACCCCGAGCTCGACGAGCTGTCCCGCCGCGCGGCCGGCGAAGCGTACGAGAAGCGATGGATCGGAACCGACCACCTCTTCGGCGGGCCCGCCCCCGAGCCCACGCCGGTCGTCGAGTCCACCCCGGAGCCTCCCACGCCGCGCGGCCGAGGCATCACCGCGGACTGGGGCATCACCCCGGCCGGCGGCGACGCGCAGGCCACGATCGACCAGGCCGAGGCCGCCCGCCGCCGCCTGCACGAGGCGATGAGCGAGACCAGCAGCCGCGACGGCGACCTTGACGCTCGGTTCCAGGAGATCCTCAGCGGCGGCGGCCTGACTTGGAAGCCGCCCACTGTCGATCCCCAGCAGCCCGCGCCGGGCGGGGAAGACGGTGACCCGCGCCGCGAGATGGTCTACCGCATCGTCGAGAAGGCTGGCCCAGACGGCATCGGTCCTGAGGCGATCCGTGACTGCTTCGCCCGCCAGCATCCCGCCCAGGAAGTCCCGCACGCGGCCACGATCGGCCGGTGGCTCGCCGCGGACTCGCGCGTCCACAAGCCCCGCTTCGGCCGTTACGCCGTCCGCCCCGACCGCTCTCAGGAGTCGTGATGCTGTCCGAGCCCTACCAGCGCTACGCCCCAGCCGTCGAGCAGCGTCCCGTCCACCCCGCTGGCGTCGAGCTGCGCGCCGAACGGCCCGCGGTTGCCTGGGTGCCGTCCGGGGCCGACCCGAACGTGATGGTGCCGGTGCTGAGGGAGTACGTTCAGCCGATGCCCATGCCGGCACCGCGGGACTTGACCCCGCAGCCGCTTTTCGATCCGCTCGCACAGCGCATGCTCGCTGGCGGCGTCGGTGTCGGCGCAGCGGGCGCGGGGGTCGGCTTCGGGCTGCACGAGCTGGCCGCCGGGGTGGCCCTTATGGGGACGAGCGGGCTGGCAATGCTGGCCGCGCTGCTCCTCGCTGCCGGCAGTGTGCGCGGGCGGAGCGTGGTGAACGTCCGCCACGAGACGCACGTGACGCAGAAGTGGTTCGGCCGTACTGACATCACGCACCACGGCTGACTGCCACACTGAACCCTGACCCCGCCACGCCCCCCGTCGTGGCGGGGTCTACTGCTGCGCCGCCGCAGGGTCACAGTCCTGTGACGACGCCATCACGCGCCTCCCGAAACCCAGATGATGCTCCGATCAACAACGCAAGGGGGGCACCATGCTGTTCAACCGAGACCCAGAGAAGGCAGCCGAGCGCGCCGCCGCCCGCGAGGAACGCCGCAAGCAGCGACAGGCAGCAGCCGACCAGCGCGCGGAGGAACGCCTCGAACTGAAGATCTGGCGAGAAGACCACCCCGCCGAGGTGACCATGAACCAGGCAGCCCTCATGCGTCCTTGGCCGGCCTCCAAGATGGGGCAGACCAGCCTGGGCCCGATCCGCGGAGGGCAGGCTGAGTTCATCGACGCAGGCGCGCACAAGGCATGGACGGCCACGCGGCTGATTGCCGGCGCGGCGACGTTGGGAGCCTCGGCTGCGATGACGGGTCGGAAGAACAAGGGCGCCGCGGTGATCAATGTGGTGTTCGGGAACGGTGCGGCACAGACGTACAAGGTGACGCCGGAGTCGAGCACGCTCCGGGCAGCGAACCAGTACGTGACCGCGTTCAACGCGCTCGCTGCACAGTTGGACGGGGAGTAACACCACTGCAGCGGCCCCGCACCGGGTGTCCGGGCGGGGCCGTCGTCATGCGGTGGGAATGTCGTCCCCGATGCCGAGTTCGCGTTCGAGTCGGGCGATCCGCGCGTAGTCGGGCCGCGGACGGGGGCGCCGCCAGTCGTGCGCGATCCGGTTCCAGATCGGCAGCGGCCAGCGGAGGATCAGCGGCGCGTGCGGTGTGGTGCCGTACAGGCCGCACGCTGCGCCGTAGAGGACGGTGAGACTGAGCAGCAGAGGAACGATCATTGCGTTGGCTCCTCGTTTGCGCGCATCGTTCTGGCGTTGGCGGTCAGCCCCAGTGCTTCGGCTTCATCAGGGTCCGTGATCGGGCGGCCGGGACTGAGGGCGATCAGGGGGCTATCGTCTGGCCGGTGCGTGACGGCACCGCCGCGGGGCCGACGGAGCATCGTGCGCAGGAATGCCTTCAGGTTCACGTGGGCTCCTCGTCCGGGCGCACCGGGCCCGCGCCGTAGAAGCCGTCCATCTGCGCGTTCAGCTCGGCCAAGTCGGGATGCTGGGCCACGTCTCGCGTCACGCCCGCGTTGAAGGCGTCGGTGAACTGCCTCATCGACTTCGTGGCCAGCACGGCGGCGGCCGCGCGCAGTTGACCGGCCGCAATGCGGTGCAGTCGGGCGCGCAGCTCATAGGGGTCGACGCTCTCGTTCATGCGGTCTTCTCCTCGCTGCTCGCCGGGCGCTCCGGCTTCCAGGAGCCCGACTCGGGCCGCTTCGGCATGGTCGCGCCGGGCCGGCGTAGATACCAGGCGACGAGGTCCTTGATGACTGTGCCCCGGTCGCTGCCTTGGGTTTTCGCGGCGGCGAGCAGGTCGGCCCAGTCGTCGTCGCTGATGCGGACTGAGCGGTGCTGGGTCTTCGGGCTGCTTGGCATGTCTCCCACGGTACCGGGTGTACGTACAGCTGGATAGCCCGAACCCCTTGCGGTGTACGTACACCTCGCGCTACGGTGTACGTACACCAAGAACGAGGGGGACCAAATGATCGCCGCCAACCGCACCCGCCGCGCCACCCTCCGCGCCCGCCGCACCCAGACCTCCGCCCAGGGCCGCATCCGCCGCACCGGCACCGGCACCCTCGCCACCCACTGCATCGCCGCCGGCCTCGCCCCGCGCGAGGCCCGCTCGGTCGCCGGCTCCCTCCGGAAGAACGCGACCAAGGCCGGCGTCACCGGCACCCCCTCCGTCTCCTACACCCACGGCCGCGCCCGCGCCTGCACCCGCTACACCCCGGCCGAGGTCGCCGCGATCGCCGTCATCTACCGGCCCCGCAAGCCCGCGTACCGCACCGCCGCCGCGCGCCTCGCCCTCGCCGCCTAGGAGCCCGCCGTGAACCCGTCCACCACCCGCCGCCTGGTTCCCACCCAGTCCTCCCGCGACTACGCCGACCACCACCGCACCGTCCACGCCGACCCCCGTGTCACCGACCTGGACGAGGACGCCCGCTACATCGACCACATCAGCCACGACAACGGCCGCACCTGGCAGCCCGCCGGCCAGCCCACCGTGTGCGGCGGCCACGTCCAGGCGGAAGCCGCCAGTGCGCTCCTCCGGGGCTGGGACGTCACCGCCGACGGAACCACCCGGACCATCCGCCACGGCGACGGCAGCCTCACCCGCTGGACCATCACCACCTGACCGAACGGAGACTCCGAAATGCTCGGCATCATCCCCACCGTGACCGTCCTGGACATGCTCACCCCGGACGACGACGACACCCCCGACTGCATCACCGTCCAGGACGTCCTCGACCACAAGCGGCGCTCCGAGCACTATGCCGAGCTGCTGGACGAGATCCGCCAGGACGGCATCGCACTCCCCATCATGATCCGCACCCACAACGGGCAGCCCTGGCTGGTCGACGGGCACCACCGCGTGGCCGCCGCCATCGACCTCGGCATCACCCACCTCGTCTGGTCCGACCTGCCCCTGGAGGTCGAGGACCGGCCGCACAACCCTGTGATGACCGGCAGCTGGGGCCCGTACCGGCCCGCCGCCTGATCGAACGGAGACGCGAATGCCTCGCATGATCGGCCGCAACTGCCCCGACGGCCCCGGCGGACGCGACTGCCACTGCTGCGGACAGGCCCCCGGCCGCGACCGCAGGACCGCCCGCCGGCGCGTGAAGCGCGGCGAGCGGCAGCAGTGGAAGCGCGCCGCCCGCCTCGCCCTCGCGGCGTGAGAGGAGAACCCCCATGGCCACTGTCGCCACCACGACCGTCCCCCCGTTCACCCCGCTGCCCGGCGGGTTCATCACCGCCCAGACCCTCCCCGACGGCCGGATCACCGTCGAGTCGTGGTGGCTGAACACGGACCCGGACGACTCCGAGACCCCGTACAGCCAGCCCGTCTGCTGCTGGACGGCCGACGACCCGGACGGGGCCCTCGCCCTGATCGCGGAGTTCACCGAGAGTTTCGCCCGCCTCACCCGCGCCTGACCGGCCCGGGCCCGCTCACAGGGAGCGGGCCCTCGCCGCTTGACCCCCGCCATACGCTCAACCCACCGCCACCGAAAGGACCGCTGCCGTGACGAACCTGCAGACCATCCTGGAGCGCAAAAGCGAGGCAGCAGCCGACCGGCAGGCTGAGACGCGCGCGATGGTGCCGTTCGGCTACCGAGACTCCAAGGCGCGGCCCATCATCCTGTCCAACCGCATCCACCGGCGCCGCGCCGAACGCGCCGCCGCCTGACCGCCCGACACCACAGGACGAACCCCATGACCAAGCCCCGCAAGCCGTGGCGCGTGATCCTCACCGGACCCGACGTTCGCGCCGAGTCCGCCCACACCAGCGAAGCCAAGGCCTACACCCTGATCCGCGCCGCTCTCGGAGGCGCCAGCCCCGCCGACACCGCGCGCGTCGAGCAGTGGGAGGGCGGCCGGTGGCGGCACTTCGAGACCGTCACCGCCGATGAGATCCCCAACGCCTGACCCCGAGCGAACTGAAGGCCCCGCACACGCCCGAGTGCGGGGCCTTCGTCCTGCGCGCAATCAGTCGATGAACGACCCATCCGACCGCCGCTGATGACGCGAATACAGATGCCTGCACTGCGGACAATGCCGCAGCCCACCCCGCTTCACCACCCACGAGATCCCCGCCGTCATCAGATGCATGAACCCGACCGCCCAGTCCTGCCCGAGCCGAGCGAACCCCGGCATCGTGCACGTCCGACAGTCCCTACAGCCTCCACCCATCACAACCCCCCAACAGAGCGCACGCTCCCCAGCGCGCGCGGTGCCGGGATGCTACCGCCGGCCACCGACAGCAGACACCGGTTCCCACAGATCAGCCCTCGGATACGTGAGGCCCCGGAGCCACCGCCCGGCTCCGGGGCCTCCGCCACCCACCACCCTGGCGTCAGCGCCGCTTCCGCCCGCGCATCTGCCGCGTCTTCGCGGCCTTGCGCGCCATCAGGCTACGTCCAGCCCTCGTGAAGCCTTCATTGGAGATGCGTGCCGCCCTGGACTTCGACATGCCCTTGCGGCGCAGCGCCCGGTAGACCTTCTGCCTGGATCGGTACACGAACCCGTAGCGGCCGCCTCGGTCGGACACCATAGCCAGCACCCCACTCCTCGCCGCAGAAACAAAGATCACACAAGTTGTTCGCCTACGATTCAAAGGTACCCAGATGAGGAGGGGCGCACCATGGCAGGCAACCCGCACCAGGACGACCGCGACGGCCGCGGCCGATACACCCGCACCCTCCAAGGAGCCAAACGCGACGCCCACGCGGCCAAACTCCGCGCCCAGCACTGGACCTACCAGCAGATCGCCGACGAACTCGGCATCGACAAAGCCGGCGCCATCCGAGCCGTCCGCAACGCCCTCCGCGACGCCTGCCTCGGCCCGGCCAAAGAGCTCGTCGAGATGGAAGCCTCCCGCCTCGAAGCGATGTACGACGAGGTGCTCGACATCCTCCAGGCCGACCACGTCATGGTCTCCCACGGCCGGATCGTCTACGACGCCGAAGGCAACCCGCTCCCGGACTACGACATCAAGCTCCGCGCGGTCGACCGGGCGCTCCGCGCGCGCGAAAGCTTCCGGAAGCTGTTCGGCCTCGACCAGCCGACGAAGGTCGACGCCACGGTGCACGAGGTGACGCAGCAGGACCTCGAACTGCAGGAGATGCTCCGCGAGGCCAAGGCCCGCACCGAGTTGGAAGAGCAGCAGATCCTCGACGGCCCGACCGAGGCCTGACCCGGTGACGACCGCAACCCGCACACCCGGCTACCTCCGCGGCCTGGACGCCGAGACCTTCGACCTGGACGCCTACCTCGCCCAGTTCGACCCTCGGCTCCTCGCCGACCCCGAAGGCCGGCGCGTCCTCACCCGCCTCGACCCACTGCTGTTCGCCCTCGTCTACCTCCGCCACCACCTCAAAGACGAGGAAGGCCGGATCAGCTTCGGGGATGCCCACCTCGCCTGGTGCCGCGCCGCCCGCCGCTGGATACGGCCGCCCGCCGGCCCAGCCGAGGAACGCGACGCCTGGATCGCCCCCCGCAACACGGGCAAAACGACCTGGTGGTTCCTCATCCTGCCGATGTGGGCCGCCGCGCACGGCCACGTCCGCTTCGCCGCCGCGTTCGCCTCAGCGGCCACGCAGGCTGAGCGGCACCTGTCCACGTTCAAACGCGAGCTGGACGGCAACGCCCTGCTCCGCCGCGACTTCCCCGACCTTTGCACCGCGGCCAAGCGCCCGTCCGGGCAGAACGTCGCCGACACCCAGAGCATGTACATCGCCAAGTCCGGGTTCATCTTCGCCGCGCACGGCATCGACTCCAGCGCGCTCGGCATGAAGGTCGAGGAGAAACGCCCCGACCTGCTGCTGTGCGACGACATCGAGCCGGACGAGGCGTCGTACTCCGCGCAGCTCGCGGCGAAGCGGCTCACCACCCTGCTGGACGCGATCCTGCCGCTGAACATCTACGCCCGCGTCGCGATCTGCGGGACTGTCACCATGCCGGGCAGCATCATCCACCAGCTGGTGAAGGCAGCGAAGGGCGTCCACGTCGAGGACTGGATCCGGGACGAGGGCATCCGCGCGCACCACAGCCTGCCGATCGTGCAGCGCCCGGACGGCACGGAGCGGTCGATGTGGCCGGCGAAGTGGCCGATCGGCTACCTGCTGGAGATCCGGCACACCCGCAGCTATGCGAAGAACATGGCGAACGACCCCTTGGCCGCGGACGGGGCGTTGTGGACGCCGGACGACTTCCGCTACCCGGAGCCGCCGGCCGTGCTGGACCGCCTCGACGGCACCCTGAACATCGCCGACCGGGTTGACCCGATTACCGGCGCAGACCCGATCACCCACATGATGCTGAGCATCGACCCGGCCACCACTGCGAAGCGGGCGTCCGACTTCACCGGACTGGCCGTCGTGTCCTGGTCGGCCCAGCGCCAACGATGCACCGTGCACGCGGCGATGGCGCTGAAGGTGCGGCCGGGCCCGGAGCTCCGCGACCGTGTCCTCGCGCTGCTGGATGAGTTCCCGCGGATCGGGCTGATCCTGATCGAGGTCAACCAGGGCGGCGACGCCTGGCAGGCGATCCTGCACGACATGCCGGTGAAGGTGAAGACGGTCCACCAGAACGAGCCGAAGTTCGCGCGGGCGGAGGGGCTGCTCGGCCTGTATCAGCGGGGCCGGGTGCTGCACGCGCGCAGACTGCCGGAGCTGGAGCAGCAGATGTGCACGTTCCCGAAGGGCCCGAACGACGACATGGTCGACGCGGTGGGGTCGGCGGTGCGCCGGTTCATGCCGCCAATGAAGCGGGCGGCGCCGTCTGCTCGTACGGCGGCGTACGCGTAGCGGCTTCATTTCGAAGGCACGAGGCGCATGTCGTGACGCATGACGCCACTCGAATGACCGTCTATCCTTCGAATCAAAGGTCACGGGTGGGAGGACGCATTGGATGACGAGTCGCTCGCCGACCTCATGCTCGGAATCGAAGAGCTGGAAGGCTCCCGTCCCGGCTACGACCAGGCCGCCCTGTACTACGACGGCAAGGTCCCCGAGGTTTTCACCAGCGTCCGCCTGCGCCGTGCCCTCGCCGCTCACCGCATCGACTTCGACCTCAACTTCGCCAAAACGCCGGTGAACGCCATCACCAACCGGCTGAAGGTCGCCTCGATCACCAGCCCCGACGAGGACACCAACACCCTCATCTCGAAGATCTGGCAGGACAACCAGCTCAACATCGAGTTGCCGGATCTGTTCCGCCGGGCCGGCGAGTACGGCGACGCCTACCTCATGGTGCTGCCCGTCGAGGACGCCCAAGGCAACGTCGTCCGGGTCGAGATGTTCTACAACTCTCCGCAGACGGTGCGCGTCTTCTACAGCGAGGACAACCCGCGCAAGAAGAATTTCACCATCAAGAAGTGGTGCGAAGGCCGGTACGAGCGTGTCGAGCTGCTGTACGACGACCGCACCGAACGCTGGACCACCGGGGAGAACTCGCGCGGTGACCAGGCCGGCGACTGGCACCCCTGGCCGGCCGACCCAGAGGACCCCGAGTCCTGGTCGATCGAGCACGACTGGAACGAACAGCCGGTCTTCCACTTCCGCAACGATCGCCCCTACGGCGTGCCCGAGCACTATGGCGCGTACGGCCCGCAGAACGCGATCACCAAATTGCAGGCCACGCACATGGGGACGGTCGACTACCAGGGCGCACCGCAGCGCTACGCCTTGACCGAGACCTCCACTACCGACACCAGCGACCTTGAGCCCGGTGACTGGGATGACGGCGACTGGCCCCTCAACGAGAAGGGCCTCGGGCCGAGCGACTCGGGGGAGGACAGCAGCTTGAAGGCCGGGCCGGGCGAGATGTGGCTGCTGCGCGGCTACAAGGCCGTCGGTCAGTTCGACGCCGCGAACCCGCAGGTGTTCCTCGACCCGATCATGTTCAACGTGCGGGCCATGGCCCAGATCACCGAGACACCGCTGCGCCTGTTCGACCCCCAGTCGAGCCAGCGCTCAGGCGAGTCCTACCGCGAGGAGGACGGACCGTTCATCTCGAAGGTGGAGAACCGGCAGACCAGCTACGGCGCCGCCCTGCATGAGGCGTTCGTTTTCGCGTTGCGCCGCCTCGGCATCGAGGACCCGGTCGTCAACGTCGACTGGGTACCGGCCCGGTCCGTGTCGACGGCCGAGGGCTGGCAGACCGTCAAGGCGAAGATCGAGGCCGGCGTACCTCGGCGCCAGGCGCTGATGGAGGCCGGCTACCGCGCTGAGCAGGTTGATGCGTGGCTCTCGGGTACGGACGACGCCGAGCTGCAGCGCCGCGTCGACGTCCTCGCATCGCTCGCCGACTCCGCGCAGAAGCTCGGCTCCGCGGCCGCGCTCGGCGTCATCACCTCCGAGCAGGTCACCGCGCTCATGACCGGCGCCATCGACGACCTTGAAGCGCTCGCGCAGGCACAGGAGGAGAGCTGATGCCGTACTCCAGCGAGCACCTCACCCGCCTGGTGCAGGACGACCACACGGGCGAGGTCGTCGACCTGGAGAACCGGCTCGCCGGGCGGGCCCTGCTCGGGATGGACCGCGCGTTCGAGGAGCTCGTTCGCCGCACGCTCACCGCGTGGACCCGCGCGTACGGCGGCCCGAACCAGCCGGCCGCGCCCGGGGACGTACTGCGCCGCATCGTTGCAGCGACCCGGGCCGCCGCCGTCCGGCTGCTGGATGACCTCGCGCGTCGGGCGCCCGCGGTGCTGGCCGATGGGCTGGGGCCCGCGCTGGTCATGGGGGTGCGGCAGGGCTCCGAGTTCGTGCGTGCCGCGTCCGGCCGGGGGCGCAGGGAGCCGCGCGTGCCGTCGGTGAGTCGCGTCCTGCTGGCTGAGGCGCGCCGCGTCCGGGACATGGTGGCCGAACGCCGCGACCGCGCCCTGTTCCTGCTGCACCCGGACCGGGTGTCGCGGTGGTCGCACATGCTGGCCGGGCTCGGCGCCGCCCGGGCCGTCCTGCCGGCCGTGCGTGCGCACATCGCGTGGGTCATCAATACCGCGGTCCACCAAGGGCTGGACGTCGTCGTCCGCGCGACCGCGCCGCTGCGGGTGTGGGTGTCGGAGGCCGATGCGTGCGTGCGCTGCCTGGCCTACACCGGCCGGACCGCCCCGCCGGGCGAGCCGTTCCCGGGCGGCCTGTCCTGGGACCCGCGCCAGCGCCGCGCCCGGGCGGCCGGGGTGGACGGGCCGCCGCTGCACGCGCACTGCCGCTGCCGCGCCGTTCCCTGGAGTGACGCGTGGAAGACGTCCGGGACACCGTTCCCGGAGGCGCTGCGTCGCGAGGCCGAGCGGTCCATCGGCTACGGCGTCGGCCGGCCGTCGGAGTCTCGTGCTGTCCGGCTGCGTGCCGCGCGGGAGCTGCTGCGGGCCGTTGATGACCTTCTGCCTGCGGTCGAGGCCCGCGCCCGCGCCGCACTCCGAACCGGCCGCTTCCCGGCCGCCGCCTGACACTCAAGGAGCCGAACCCCATGCCGAAGTTCCGCAAAAAGCCCGTCGAGATCGAAGCCCACCAGTGGCACCGGAACGGCGACCACCCCGACGATGGGCCAGCCGATCGAGAAGGCGCAGTCGTCCGATATTTCCGCCGCCCTGAGGCGGAGTACGAGGGAACCAAGACCCACGAGCTGTGCGGCCGAACCTGGCACGAGCATGGGTGGATCGACACCCTCGAAGGTGGGCACACCGTCTGCCCCGGCGACTGGATCATCACTGGCGTGCAAGGCGAGCACTACCCCTGCAAGCCGGACATCTTCGAGGCCACCTACGAGCCCGTGCGGTAGGGCTCCAGCGCAGACCCCGGCGCCCGCCGATGGGCCGCCGCCGACCCCGTGATGGGAGAACACCATGGGCATCCACCCCACCGACGACCAAGCCGACAGCATCAGCCTGCCGCCGGGCACGATCCTCGGCTACCGCACCGACGGCCGGCCGATCCACATCATCGCTGGCGGCGCCGAGACCGACGACGGCGGGCCGGACATCGAGGTCCCCGACGAGGAGCCTGAGGCGGAGACGGACCCGGACGAAGCCCCGGACGAGGAGCCGGAGGAGACACCGAAGCCGAAACCGCCGGCGAAGAAGACCGAGCCGGACGAGGAGTTCAAGCCGCCCTCCAAGGACGAGTGGGCGCGAACGCAGGCCGCGCTGAAGAAGGCCAACGAGGACGCCAAGCGGCACCGGCTGCGGAACAAGGAGCTGGAGGAGAAGGCGCGCGGCGACGAGACCGAGCACGAGAAGGCGCTGCGCGAGGCCCGCGAGGAGGGCGAGAAGCGGTACCGCACTCCCCTGGTGCGGACCGCGGTACGGGGCGCACTCGTCGAGGCGGGGGCGTTGGCGTTCCTACAGGACGAGAAGGACCCGAACGCGGAGACCGCGCGGGACAAGGGCGAGTCGCGGCTGAAGCGGCTACTCAAGCTGGTGGACCTCGACGGCTTGGACGTCGACGAGGACGGCGCCGTGTCCGGGCTGGACGCGGCGATCGCCGAGCTGACCCGGGATTACCCGGAGCTGTTTGCGGTGCCGGAGCGGAAGCCGAAGCCGCGGCCCACGGGGGCGCCCCGGCCGGCGGCGCCGAACAAGCCGCGGTCGACGGCGGAGATCCACGCAGCCAAGCTGCTGGGCAAAGCTTGATGTTCGAAGGTACATTGAGCCTGTGAGCTTTGATTCGGTGATCGAATCGCGCTGACGACCTTGCTTGCGAAGGCGCCCGTGATGGGGCCCGAGCCGACCAGCTTCCCCATCACGCGCCCGCAGGAGGGCCCCCGTGGCACGCAATACGCTTGAGGCCTGGATCCCGGAAGAGTACGAGACCAGCCGGGTCATCCAGAGCATCAACCAAATCTCCGCCGTCGAAGCCCTCGCCTCCCGCATCCCCATGGGCTCCGACACCAAGCACGTCCCCCGCACCGCCGGGATGGGCGTCGACGTGGTCGCCAAGGGCGGCGCCTACGGTGAGGACACCAGCCTCAACGACGAAGTCCTGCTGTCGGCGGTGAAGTTCGGCAAGGCGGCCAGGCTGGCGGAAGAGGACATCGACGACTCGGTGGCCAACGTCATCGAGGCCAAGATGCTGGGCTGGTCGAAGTCCTACGCCAAGATGATCGACAACGCGACGCTCGCCGTGTCCGCGGCCAGCAACGGCACCACCGTCCCGTTCACCAGCCTGTACCAGCTGCTGAACACGACCGACGGCACCCTCGGCTACACGGGCGGCACGAACATCGTCACTGCCTCCAGCTCGGGCGCGCCGACCTACAGCGAGTTCTCCACCGCGATCGGCGCCGTGGAATCCGGCGACTACTTCGACCCCGGGTCGATGTACGCCATCGCCCACCCGGCCTTCCGCAAGTCGCTGCGTGGCGTCCTCGACTCCCAGAACCGTCCGATCTTCAACGAGAACGGCGCCGGTACCCCCGACACCATCTTCAGCGTGCCCGTCCGCTGGAGCCTCGGCGCGAAGATCTCCGCGACCGCCACGCCCAGCCCCACCGGTCGGCCGATCATGGCGTTCGTCAACCCCGAGCTCATGCTCCTCGGCGTGAGGAGCGGCCCGGAGTCCGTGTTCATCGACGGCAGGGATGGACTCAGCGCTTTGACCGACGAGTCAATCCTCAAGATGCGCGCCCGCCGCGGCTGGGCCTACGGCCACCCCAACGGCGCCAGCATCCTCGTCGGCTGACCCACCCCCAGTACGCCGTACCGCCCGCCGGCTCCGGGCGGTACGGCCACACAGCAGGGAGGTGAGCCATGGCAGCGAGGAAGACCACCAGCAGCAAGGCGGCCAGCACCGAGCAGGAACAGGCCGCCAAGGCCGAGGACACGGAGCAGGTCCGGCAGCGGCAGTTCCCCGCCAAGGCCGGCGCGCCCGAGGTCGAGGTCGACGAACGGTCCGCCGACGGCGCCGAGGGCACGCGGCACATCAAGGAGTTCGTCGTCCACGACCGGAACTGGACGGGCGAGGAGTACCAGCACGAGGCGAACAAGGCCGCCGTGCACAACGAGGCGATCCAGCGCGGACTGCACCCGCGCGGCGAGGCCTCGTTCGACGGCGCCGAGGACCACCCGGACGGCGTCTCGGTCGTCCTCACCTACTCGGTGGAGACCGTGCCGTCCTCCGTCGACCACCAGCCCGAGGACACCACCACGCCGCGCGACGTCATCGAGGCCGACGACAAGGACACCAGCAGCAGCAAGGCCGAGGGCTGACCCATGGTTCAGGCCTGGTGCGCTGCGCAGGACGTCATCGACGCCACGGGCGTCTCGGTGACGGACCAGCAGCTTGCCCAGGCGCAGGCCGCGATCGAGGTCTTCTCCAACCGGGTCTACCCCGACACGGAGCGGATGCGGAGCCGCGACCTCTACTGGCTGGGCCGGGCCGTCGCCTATCAGGCAGCGTGGCTGGCAGGGCAGTTCGGGCTGGAGACGCGGCTGGATGCCACGCAGATCCAGCAGGACCAGGTCTCCACCACGCTGACCGGCGACGGCCTGGTCCTCGCTCCCATGGCCAAGCGGGCGCTGCAGCGGGTGTCGTGGATGCGGTCGCGGACCGTGCACATCCGCTCGGCCATCGAGGGCGCCGGCCCGCTGCTCGGTGACCCGCTGTCCGACGGCACCGACGACTCGCTCGTTTGGGCCCCTTACACCGGAGGCCCGTGATGCCGATCGCTCTGGCCACCACCACCATCGCCGTGCTGCGGGGCACGACGACCGACGGCTACGGCGATGAGGTGGACACCGACACCCCGGTCGCGTCCGGGGTCCCGGCCGCCCTGACCGAGCAGTCCCGCCGCGTCACCACCCGCGACGACCCCACCCCCCGCATCGTCCGCTACGCCATCGCCCGCGTCGCGGCCGGCACGGACATCCAGGACCAGGACCGAGTGCGTGACGAGCGCACCGGCGCCCTCTACATCGTCGACGCCGTCTCCTCGATGGCGAACCCCGCGGCCACAGCCGATCTCCGGCTGGACCTGCGGCGCACCACCTAACAGCACACGGCCACCACGCCCGGGGAGACCGGGCCGGCCAGCACGACACCACCTTCGGAGAGGAGGCGGCCATGGCGCGATCCGGCATGCGGATCGACCCGTCAGCGCGCGCGCACGTCGACGCAGCCATCAACGATTGGCTGGAGCACGCCATCGGCCCCGCCATCCTCGGTGACGCCCGGAACTTCGTGCCGAAGCGGTCCGGCCGGCTCGCGGACTCTCTCCGCGCCGAGGTCCACGACAAGGTCCTCCGGGTCGGCTCGCTGGACTGCAACTACGCCACCGACGTCGAGATGGGCACGGCCCCGCACGTCATCTTGCCGCGTAACAAGAAGGCGCTGCACTGGCCGGGCGCCGACCACCCGGTTGCCCGCGTGAACCACCCCGGCACCCACGCTCAGCCGTACCTCCGGCCGGCCCTGTTCCAGCGGAGGACCGCATGAGCACACCCCCGCTGCGCGCCACCCACGAGCTGGTGGCCACCGCCTGGCTGAAGACCGTGGTCGGCGACCGGGTCGCCACCACCCTGCCCAAGCCGGGCACGGACGGCAGCCTCGGCTGGGCGGATGGCGGGTTCGTCACCCTCACCGTGGCCGGCGGCACCCCCAACCTGTACGTGCCGCTACGCGAACCCGCGATCGGCGTCGACTGCTGGGCGGTCAACCCCCAGAGCCAGAAGCCGCCATGGAACAAGGCCGCCGTCCTGGCCGAGGCGATCCAGGCCGCCTGCTACGACCACCCGGCCATCCCCCAGACGGTCGCCCTGCCGACCGGCTACCCGGCCGCGCGGGTGCTGTCCGCATACACCACCGGCGAGCCCCGGCGTGTGCCCGACGACCCCTCGTCGTACGCCCGTTACAGCATCCCGGGCCTGGTCATCGCCTGGACGGAGGTGCCCTCGTGAAGTGGGCCATTCAGGAGGACACCCCGCACGGGCAGCTCCTCAGCTGGAACGGCCGGACGATCGTCCACGACAGCCGGCCGGAGCTTGAGTTCCTGCTCGCCGGCCCGATCCGGATCGTGCCGTGCCCGCCGAGCATCCCGCCCGAGCAGACCATCGAGCTCCGGTTCCACCCGCAGTTCGCCCACCACACCTTCCCGCTCCGCCGAGAGGACTACCGCTGATGCCGACCGTCCGCACCACCATGCGCCCCGACCAGGAGATCGAGGTCGACAACTCCGAGTATGTCGACCTGCAGCGGCAGGGCCTCCTCGTCGAGGAGGACGCCACCGAGGAGGTACCGCCGGCGACCGCGGCCCCGGCCGCACCCGAACCCGCTCCGCAGCCCGCGGCCGTCGCGCCGAAGAAGACCGCCCTCAGCAAGGAGAGCTGACCCATGGCCGTCACCACCACCAACCTCATCCAGGGCCCGGCGTCGCTGTACAGCGGGGCGTTCGGCGCGACCGAGCCGGCCGACACCGCGGTCAACGCCGTGCCTCCGGCGTCGAGCTGGACGGACCTGGGCGGCACCCAGGACGGCGTCAAGCTCAGCGTCGACCAGACCTACTCGGAGCTGGAGGTCGACCAGATCACCGTCCGCGTCGGCTCCCGCCTGACGAAGGTCGACTTCACCATCGAGACGTCGCTGGCCGAGGCCACCCTGGAGAACCTGTCCATGAGCCTCAACGGTGGCACCGCCGCGTCCGGGGCGGGCTGGAAGTCCTACGACCCCAACGTGTCCAGCTCGGCGACGCAGCCGAACTACTTCGCCGTGATCATGGACGGGTACGCGCCGAACCAGTTCCGGCGCCGCGTCATCGGCCGGCGGATGCTCAACACCGACTCCACCGAGCTGGCCTACACCAAGGACAAGCAGACCCTCATCCCGATCAAGCTGAGCGGCCACTACGTCAGCGCCAGCATCGCCCCCTTCCACATCGTCGACCAGACCTCCTAGGCCCGGCCGCCCCCAGCCCCTGCCCATCCCGAGGAGCACCACCCATGGCATCCACCCCCGCACGCACCCGGCAGACCACCGCGGCCCGAAAGCGCGCCGCGGCCAAGCCCACCGGCGCCGCAACGCCCCTCGACTTCGAACCGATCCGGATCGCCGCCGACGACGACATCGAGGAAGAGCGCGTGCCGCTCTTCTACATAGGCGACACCGAGTACACGATCCCCAAGGACATCCCGCCCGGAGTGGCCCTGCAGTACCTGCGCACCGCCGGCGAGATGGGCGAGCAGTTCGCCGCCCCGGTCCTGCTGACCCGGGTGCTGGGCGAGGAAGCGTACGAGGCGCTGGAGTCCTCGCGCGCTCTGACGGACGAGCAGCTGCAGCGGATCATCCAGATCGTTGTCGACCTGTCCCTCGGCCGCGGGGAGAAGGAGGAGGGAAAAGCGACGGCCCGGTAGGCCCGGCGTGGCTGCGGCTCCTGCGCGACGGCTTCGGCCGGCCGGACCTCTCGGAGCCCGTCTGGGACCGCATCGCCGAAGTCGCCTGGGTCCTGGACCACCTGGACGACCTGGACGCCGACTTCCTGGCCATCTACGGCATCGACCTTGAGCAAGCCGACGCCACCACCGTCAACGCCCGCCGCTACTTCGCGCTGGCACACCGACTGACCGCCTACACCGGAGTGATGGCGGCCCGCGCTGATGCCGAGCGCGACCGCCAGCAGCCGGCCCGCAACACCACCCCAACCCGCACGAGCACCGCCGCCCCGGCCGGGCGCGGCGACAGCGAGGTCAGTGAGGTCTCGCTGACCCAGTTCCGGGCTCGCTTCCCGGGGCTCGTGAGCGTTGGAGGAACAGAGGGTGGCGGGTAGCTTCCGAATCGCCGAGGGCTACGTCGAGGTCACAGCCGACGAGACCGCCTACGACCGCGCGATCGACCGGCTGAGGACAAAGAAGGTCAGCGCGTCGATCCTGGCCAAGCTCGACGACAGGGACGCCCGGACCAAGCTGACGGCACTGGCCAAGAGCCGCACTGTCAAGATCGCAGGGAAGCTCGACGACAAAGCCGCCACAGCCTCGCTGCGCACCCTGGTCAAAGACCGCGCCGTCAAGCTCACCGCGAGGCTCGACAGCAATGCGGCGAAGAGCGGCCTGACCGCCCTCAGCAAGCCCCGCATTATCGGGCTGACGGCCAAGCTGGACGGCAAGGCCGCCGCGTCCGCGCTGACGAAGCTGGCCCGCCCCATCACTGTCAGGCTCACGGTCCAGGTGGATGACGCGGCGGCCATCGCCCAGCTGGAGAACCTGGTCAGGGCACAGGTCATCCAGCTTGCCGCGCAGGTAGACGACGCGGCTGCGAGGACCAAGCTCGCCGCGTTGACCGGCAAGCAGACTGTCGACGTCACTCCGAAGATCAACGAGGCCGCCTACAACGCGGCGAAGAAGAAACTGGACCGGCTGACCGCCGATCGCTTCGTCATCATCCGGGCCAGCGCAGACACTCGCGTCGCCGCCGACGAGATCAGGAACCTCACCCAGCGCCGCAAGGTGAACATCGGCATCGACGTCGACACCCGCGTGGCCGCCGACAGCCTGGCCAACCTCACCCGGCGCAGGCAGATGACCGTCGGCGTCAACCTCAACACCACCGCTGCGCGTACCAGCCTCGATGCCCTGACCCGGACGCGCTCGGTCACCATCCGGGCGGATGTGGACCGCTCGGCGGCGTCCCGTATCAGCAGCCTGTTCAGCGGCGGCCTGTCGGGTGCCCTGGGGGCGCTGAGGGGTTCTCTCACCAGCATCGTCGCCCTTGCCCTGGAGGCCCTTCCCTCCCTGGTTTCGCTGGGTTCCGCGATGGCCGCGATGGCCCCGGCCGCGCTGACCGCGGTGCCCGCCGTGCTGTCACTTGGCGCAGCGTTCGCCGCCATCAAGATCGGCACGAGCGGGGTCGGTGACGCCTTCAAGCAGGCATTCGCGCCGGCCGTGTCCTCGGGCAACGCCGCTGCCTCTGCCACCCGCCGCGTCGAGGACGCACAGCGCAGCCTGGCCCGGGCTCAACAGGGCGTGAAGGACGCTGAGCAGCGGGCCGCCGAGGCCCGGGTGCAGGCGGCCCGGCAGGTTGCTGACGCCCAGCGGAACCTGAAGTCGACCGTGCAGGACGTGGCGGACGCCAACCGACGTGCGGCCGAGCAGGTCGAGCAAGCTGAGCGGGACCTGGCGGACGCCCAGCGCGCCGCGAAGCAGGCGCAGCTCGACCTCACGGCGGCGAGGAAGCAGGCCGCCGAGGACTTGCAGGACCTGAACGCCCGGCTCGCCGATGCCCAGCTCGACCAGCGGCAGAAGGTCCTCGATCTCCAGGACGCGGAGAAGGAACTCGCCGCGGTCAAGGCCAAGGGCGCCAAGGCCACCCAAGAGGAGATCGACAAGGCCCAGCTGCAGTACGACCGAGCAAAGCAGGCCCTTGAGGAGCAGCAGACTGAGACCGCGCGGCTGCAGCAGCAGACGGCCGATGCCAACGCCGCGGGCGTCGAGGGCTCCAAGACCGTGAAGGACGCCAAGGACAAGGTCCGCGACGCCACTCAGGAGGTCAAGGACAAGACCAAGGAACTCAAGGACGCCCACACCGACGAGGCACACACCGCGCAGGACGGCGCGGACAAGACCGCCAAGGCCGAGCGTGACCTGGCGGACGCACGCGAGGCGCAGCGCAAGGCGGCTGCCGACGGTGCTCGGCAGATCAAGGACGCCCAGCAGGCCGTAACCGACGCGGCCCGCAGCATGGCCGAAGCCCAGAACTCCAGCGCCCAGGCCACCAGCAAGACCGCCGACGCCATGGCCAAGCTCGCCCCGAACGCGAGGGCGTTCGTCTCCGCAGTCGTGGCCCAGCGGGAGGCGTGGCGCGGTCTGAAGCTGAGCGTGCAGAACTCCCTGTTCGCCGGGCTCGGGCAGAAGTTCTCGACCATGAGCACGGCCATCCTGCCGTCGCTGCGCACGGGCCTGACCGGCACGGCCAACATCCTCAACGGCATGGCGAAGAACGCCATGGACGCCGTCACCAACCTGGGGCGGACCGGACAGCTGAAGAAGCTGTTCGCGGGCCTCAACGGCGCCCTCAAGCCCCTGTCGAAGGTTCCGGGACAGTTCATCACCGGCCTGACGCAGATCGGCACGGCAGCGGCCCCGGCCTTCAAGCGGATCACGACCGCGAGCGGCGGGTTCTTCGACCGGATCAGCAAGCAGATCGACCAGTCAGCCAAGAACGGCCACCTCGAAAAGATCATCAATCAGGCGCTCGACATCGCCGTGCAGTTCGGGCACCTCATCGGCGACATCTTCGGCACCCTCGGCAACGTCATGAAGGCCGCAGGCGCAGCGGGCGGCGACGCGCTCGGCTCGCTCGGCAGCGTCTTCAAGGAGCTGCGCCGGATCACGGCGATGCCCGAGGTACAGCAGGCACTGACCACCATCTTCAAGGCGCTCGCCGACATCGGGAAGATGCTCGCCGGCGTCCTCGGCGCAGCCCTGCAGGCGGCCCTCCCCTTGCTGGCGCAGATGGCCCCATTCGTGTCCCAACTCGCGAACCAGCTTGGCCCGGTCCTGGTGCAGCTGCTGAAGGGCTTCGGCAAGGCGCTCGGCCCGATCATCACCGCGCTCATGCCGGTACTGTCGAACATCGCCGCCCTGGTGCTCGACCTGGTGCAGTCGCTGACGCCCCTGCTGCAGCCGCTGGGCGATCTGATCGCGGCCGTCATCACTGCGGTCGCGCCGGTTATCTCAGCGTTCGGTGACGCGCTTGCCCCGCTGATTTCGGCGCTGGTGCAGGGCCTTATGCCAGTGATCAGCGCGCTGGTGCCCATCGTCGCAGCGTTCGGTAAGTTCATGGGGCAGCTCGCGCCCTTGTTCCCTCCCCTGATTCAGGCGCTGCTGCCGCTGATCCCGCCGCTCGCACAGCTGACGGTCGCGCTGCTGACCTTGGCGCTCCAGGTCATTCAGCCGCTGCTGCCGCTGATCGTGCAACTGGCCACGCTGTTCACCACGGTGCTCGCCGGCGCGATTCAGATCCTGGTGCCTGTGATCACCACGGTCATCGGATGGATCACCACGTTCACCAAGGCGATCACCGACGGCGTGAAGTGGATCGTCGACAAATTCAAGTGGCTCTACGACGTGCTGGTTGGGCACAGCATCATTCCCGACCTCGTCAAGGCGATCATCAAATGGTTCGGCAGCCTCTGGGCCAAGACGAAGGAAATTTTCACGACCCTGAAGAACTGGGTCGTGGACACCTGGAAGGGACTTTGGACCGCCGTCCGGTCCAAGTGGGACAGCTTCTACGGCGGACTGCGCAGCTCGGTGACGGGCGCCTGGTCGTGGGTGAAGAACAGCGTGTCCGGCCTGAAGACGTCCATCAGCAACACGTGGTCGGCGCTGTGGAATGGCGCCCGCGACAAAATCTCCGGGATCCTCACCACCATCCGCGGAAAGATCAGCGCGTTCGCGTCGGGCATGCGTACCGCGTTCTCCAACCTGAGGAACGCACTCGGCACGATCTGGGACGGCATCAAGTCGAAGATCGCTTCTCCCGTGAAGTGGGTCATCAAGAACGTGTACGGCGGCATGCGCAGCATGTGGAACACGATCGCCGGAAAGATCTCCTCCAAGCTCACCCTGCCCCCGATCAGCCTCAACTTCAACCGGGGTGGTGTCGTCCCCGGGAGCGGCAACACCGACACCGTCCCTGCCATGCTCACCCCCGGCGAACGCATCCTGTCCAAACGACAGGTCGCCCAACTCGGCGGGCACCGTGGCATCGACGCCATGCTCGGCCAGGACCACCCCACCCGCACCGGCGGCAACCCCACCCAGCAGCAGGAGCGCCGACGGGAGCAGGCCGGCGGACAGCACTTCGCGTCCGGCGGCATCGTCGGCACCGTGACCAGCGGCGCCAAGGGCCTGTTCGGCGGGGCTCTCGACTGGGCCAAGGACCTGGTCATCGGCGGGCTGAAGAAGGCCGCGCAGAAGGCGATCAACTCGCTGATCCGGCCGCTCGTCAACGCCATCCCCGGCGGCGGGTTCGGTGGCCTGCTGAAGGGCCTCACGAACCGCACCCTCGACAGCATGCTCGGCTTCCTCGGCGACGAGGACAAGAAGGCCACGGGCGGACCCGCGGTGCAGCGCGCGCTCGCCTGGGCCAAGACCCAGAGTGGCCTCCCGTACCAGTGGGCGGGCAACGGCAACCCGTCCTGGGACTGCTCGGGTTTCATGAGCGCCATCGAGAGCGTCATCCGCGGGGAGAAGCCGCACCGCCGCTGGGCGACCGGCGCCTTCGTCGGGAACTCCGGCCCGTCCGGCTGGGTCCGCGGCCTGAAGTCCCCCTTCGAAATCGGGATCACCAACGCCGGTGTGGGCCACACGGCGGGCACGCTGGCCGGGATCAACTTCGAGAGCTCCGGCGGCCGCGGCGTCCACTACGGCAGGACGGCGCGCGGCGCTGGCGACCCCATGTTCACCAGCCGATGGGGCTTCGCGCCGGCCACGAAGTACGACGCGGGTGGGCTGCTCCAGCCCGGCGCCACGATGGCCGTGAACGCTACCCGCCGGCCGGAGCGGATCCTCGACGCCCAGCAGACGCAGATGTTCGAGCAGCTCGTCTCCAGCAGCCGGACCGGGGGCAGCGTGACAATCGAGAACATCACCGTGTCCGGCACGTTCGACTTCTCCAGCCGCTCCGCGCGCCGACAGGCCGCGCAGGAACTGGTCGTGGAGATGAAGGAAGCGCTGCGCAACTACGACCGTGAGAGGGCGCGCTGATGGCCCAGTACGGATGGGGCGACCTCCAGCTCGGGCGGATCCCGCTGCGGGAGACCTTTACCGCGACCGAGGCCGGCGGTGACGACCGCGCCCTCGACCTCGAAGGGCAGGAGAGCTCCCCGCCGCTCACCCGCGCGCAGGTCATCGCACGCCACGACGGCATCAACTCGCTCATCCCGGGCCAGGTCATCGCGGTCACCTTCACCGACAAGCCGGAACGCAACGGCTACTACGCGGTGAAGACCGCAGCGTCGACGTACATCGAGTACCGCAACGAGATGGTCACCGCCGACTGGAAGGTCTCCCTGGACCGGGTCGGCTCCGACGCCGAGACCGACCTCCAGAGCAGGCTCACCGGTGCCGTCCGCCTCAACGACTTCGCTCTGGCCGGGGAACGCTGGCACGCCCCGCCCATCGGGCACTACGGCTACGTCACCGGCGCCACCAACCCCAGCACCATGACCCGCACCGGCGCCGACGGCACCATCACCGTCTACCGCGGCGTCCCGGCGAACATCTCTCCCCGCTGGGGCTGCCCCCCGACGAGCTACCTGACCGGCCGAGTCCGCGTCACCACGACCGGCGGCCAGGAGGTGTACGGCGCAGACGTGCCGCTGGCCGCGACCGGCTGGTCCTTGACCAATGGGCTGGTCAACGTCACCTGGTCCGCGTCCGGCGGTGGCAGCCTCGACGTCCAGTCCTACACCGGCGGCGCCTACCGCTCGAAGCCCTGGGCGGTTTTCGCCACCTCCGGCACCCAGATCGTCACCTGGGACGGGGCCACCCTGCTGCGCAACGATTTCGAGGCGGCCATCCTGCGCCTGACCAAAGGGCTCAGCCCCGGCCGCCTGACCGTGGACCTGACGCTGCGCCGCGGCAGCCGGTTCGTCGAGGGCTACATGCAGCGCAACACCAGCTCCGACGAGCTGAAGGTGCGCCTGGTCAACGCAGAGACGAACGTGACCGCCCTCGCCTCGGCCGGCTACGTCACGGCCACCAGCAACGACGCCGACGGCAACCGGTTCGTCGCCGGGTCAGCGCGGACCTTCACCGGCCATGCGAACGGCGGCGTGGTGCGCACGAACGTCACGACACTGGACTTCTGGCTCGGCGCCGTCGTCGGCGGCGGCAGCGCGGTGTCCGGGGACGCGGCGACGGACCTGCGCAACCAGTACATCGCGTGCATGCCGGAAGCCGTCTACGGGGTGCGGAGGTAGCGGGTGGCCGTCCAGGAAGTCCTCAAGGCCCTCGGCTCGTGGGAGGTCAAGCTCAAGCCCAACACGCCCCGCGATGTGCTGGACCAGCTCGACTACTTCGGGCACATCGCGATCGTGCCCGGCCGACTGGATCCGCTGCAGTACGGCGACAACCTCCTCAGCCCTGGCACGGCCCGCTACGTCGGTGTGCTCCGCACCCGCACGATCGGCGACGACGGCCGCACCACCACCCCCCAGGACGACCTGTCCGTGGGCGGCGTCGGCATGGCCATGTGGCTCGGCGACGAGGACAACAAGGGCGCCGTCTACGAGAACGCGATCACCCCAGCATCCGCGACGTTCGCCGACACGATCAACATGCTGCTCCCCGCCAGCGGGGCGTACCCGGTCACCGTCGGCACGGTCTACCCGGTGGCCGGGCAGTACACCGGCCGGCACCAGTACGAGACGCCCCGCGAGGCGATCACCTACGTGTGCGACACCATGTCCACCACAAGCGTGCCGGTGTCGTGGCGGGTCAACGGCAACGGCACCCTCGACGCCGGCCCGGACAGCAGCCTGTTCGTCACGAACCCGACGTGCGTCATCACCAGCAAGGCCGCCGGCGAGGACATGTTCCTCCGCGCTCTGCCCGGCTCCATCGACGTCACCCGGGACGTGGAGGACTACAGCACCCGCGTGGTCCTACTCGCCGAGGGCGAGGGCACCAGCATCGCCACCGGGGCGGCGGACATCTCGCCGGCCACGCCGTACAAGGACATCCACGGCAACCCGATCAAGCTCACCCGCTTGGTGTCGGAGTCGGACACGGCGACTGCGAACGCCGCCACCCGCGCGCAGCTGGCCCTGTCGCAGGTCACGTCGACCCGGAACGCGCTCACCCTGTCCACGGCCGACTACGACGTCCACGGATCCTTCCAGGTCGGCGACCGGGTGTGGGTGTACGACCCCGACAGCGGTCTGGTCGACACGACCACAGAGATCCAGTTCCGGGGCCTGCGGATCAACCCGATCAAGCTGCAGGTCACCGAGACCAACTGGTCCATCACCAAGGGGTACACGGTCGCCTACCGGGCCGGTGACGGCACGTGGACCGACCTGACCCAGTACGTCGAGTTCGAGACCGACGGCACGTCCACTGTGACCGTCGGAGACTTCTCCCGGCAGCTCACCAGCACCAGCTCAGAGCCGGTCGGGTCCCGCCCGAACGCCGACACCAGCATCCCCGGCGTGCCCACGCTCATCACGCCGTTCACCGGCTCCGCCTACCTCGACTCCCGCGGCTTCACCCGAGCTAGGGTCGTACTCTCGTGGAACGCCCCGAACAACGTGGACGGCAGCACGATCCGGGATGGCGACCACTACGAGATCCGGTACGCCGTCGACACCGACATGATCTACCCGGCGTCATGGGCATCCGTCGCTCAGATCCGCTGGCAGGACATGCAGGTGTGGAAGCAGCCGTTCGCGGCCCCCACCGCCAAGTGGCAAACCATGATCGCATCGTGGGACACCACCACGGCGCAGCTGCAGGATCTGTCGCCGGGGATCGGCTACGACGTGCAGATCCGCGCCGTGGACAAGGCAGGCAACGTGGGGGCCTGGTCGGGGACGACGACGTTCGTGGCGTCCACGGACAACATCCCACCGTCCACACCGGCCGCACCATCGGTGGCCGGGTCCCGGATCGCCGTACAGGTCACGCATACCCTCGGCCAGTCGAGCGGCGGCACCTTCAACCTGGAGAGCGACCTCGACCACCTGGAGATTCACGTCTCCTACGAGCCCATGTTCACCCCGGACGCCACCACCCTCAAGGGCAAGGCACCGGCGAACGCGGGCATGATCCAGGCGCAGATCCCCGTCGTGTTCACCGTGCAGGTCGAGGAGACCAGCGCGCGGTACGTCCGGGTTGTCGCCGTCGACAAGACCGGCAACAAGTCCGGCCCGTCGGACGCTGCCACCGCGACCGCGCTCCTCATCGATGACGCCCACATCTCCGACCTGACCGTCTCCAAGGTCACCGCCGGCACCATCGCCGCGGACTGGATCGTCGGTGCCCGCATCAAGACGAGCGACACCGGGCCCCGCGTCGAACTCTCCTCGGCCGGCGTGCAGTCCTACAGCGCTGACGGAACCCAGACGGTGAACATCGCCAGCGCGGACGGCTCCGTCGCGATCGTCGGGCAGCTCATGTCTGGCACTGCGGGGAAGCGCCTGGTCATCAACCCGACCGCCGCGCTGCTCCCCGAGATCCGCCTGTACGCAACGACCGGCTCGAACTATGCGTTCATCCAGGGCTTCGACAATACGGGCACCCCCAGTGCCACGTCCGGGATCCAGATCACCACCGCGCCGGCTGCGAGCGGGGTCTTCTCCACGATGGCGATGGACGAGACGACGGCCACGTTCGGCCGGTGGACGACCTCTCCCAGCGACTCGATCTATCACGCGCGGGGAGGTTTCGCGGCTGCCGACGACACGGGGATCCGTGCTGCCTGGTACTCCAACGCCATCGCGAACTATGGCGGGAGCTTCTGGGCCAAGTCCGACCAGGCAGAGGTCGGCTGGTTCGGCGCGGACACCACCAAGTGGAACTCCGTCACCTTCAACCAGGACGGATGGATCAAGTTCAACGGAAAGCTCCAGGCTCAGTCCTGGGCCGTCGGCAACGTCCAGATCATCCCCTCCGCCGCCAACACCCCGACGTCGGTCTCGGTCACCGGACTGAACGTCGCAGGCGACACTTTCTACGCCTTCGCGCAGGCCCGGACCAGCGTGCCTGGCACTCAGGTCACAGGCGTCGGTACGGCCAGCCCCAGCAGCGGTGGCCTGACGATCTGGCTGACCCGCACGAACACGACAACCACAACGATCGATTACTTCCTGATTGGGTGGATTTAATGCAGATAGCCCCTGATGTCAACGGTGACTGGCCCACCTTGGAGGAGTGGCCGACCGTTGAGGCGGACGTCACCTGCCGCACGCCTGGCTGCCCGGTCGAGGGCGTCACCTACCGGATCACGATGTACCGCAACGCGGACGGCCGCCTGCGCGCGCACTGCGGCCAGTGCCAGACGGCGAACGACGACATCGTGGAGGTGCCCGGTGCCTGATCCGTCCACCACCCGGCTCGGCCTGTACAAGTCCAAGAGCGACGGCTCAGAGCTGGTCAACTACACCCAGGACATCGGCCAGAACTGGGACCGCGTCGACGCGGCCGTGGGGTTCGCGCCAGCGACCTCGTCGACGCGGCCGTCCTCGCCGTACGCCGGCAAAGCCATCATGGAGACCGACACCAGCTACCGCACGTACTTCTCCAACGGCACCGCCCCGGCGTCCGGCTCATGGGTGGAGATCCCCAACAGCTCCGGCACGTTCGGCTCCACCCTCAAGCTGGCCTCCAGCGCCCAGCTGACCATCGGCGTCGACGTCAACCTGTTCCGCTCCGCCGCCAACGTGCTCCGCACCAACGACGCACTCATCGTCGACGGGGCCCTCACCGCCAGCAGCGGCCTCTCTGTCGCCGGCAACTTGAGCGTCAGCGGCATCGGCCAGACCCAGTACGTCGTCAAGACCGCCGACGAGACCGTCACCAGCAGCGCCACCCTGCAGAACGACGACCACCTCGTCCTGCCCGTGGTCGCGAACGCGGTGTACACCTTCGCCCTGGACCTGTACATGATCGACGCAGCCGACTTCGTCGGCGACTTCAAGATGAGCTTCACCTGCCCCACCGGCGCCACCTTCGACATGCACGGCTCCGGAGCCCACACAACCGACCTCACAGCAGGCACCAGCGCCAACGGTGAGTGGATCGGCAAGCTCGCCACGACCTCGGCCGGCGCCAACCTCAGCTTCGGCTGCGGCAACACCAGCGTCACCGCGGCCCGGGTCTACGGCCGGCTCGTCGTAAGCGGAACGGCCGGCACCTTCCAGCTGCAGTGGGCGCAGAACGCGTCCGACGCGTCCGGCACCACCCTCAAGGCCGGGTCGTACATGACGATGACCCGGATCGCCTGACCCGCCTATCGACAGGACCCCAGCATGGCCATCAACCTCCACACCGGCGAGTACCCGATCTACAGCTTCAACCTGTCCGGGCCGTTCGGAAACAAGATGCTGATGATCTCCGCGCCGCCCGGTGACTTCATGAACGACGCGGACATGGACGCCCTCATGATCGACTTCAAGCAGCGGCTGCTGGTGCGGGACGACGTGGACTCAGCTCCGTTGGTGAAGTACGACGAGAGCCACCAGAACCTCTAGCTTCGCTCGTCCGGCTCCGGCCTCGGCGGCACTGCGAGGCCGGCGCCGGGCCCGGACTCGGGCCGGCCCGGGCTGGCCTGCTGGAGCCTGGTGTTCTCCTCGGTGAGCTCGGTGACGCGCCGTTCAAGGACGTCGACCTGGGCCTGCAGAAGCAGGTTGGCCTCGAAAAGCTCGCGGACCTTCTTCTGGAAGGTGGGGAAGGCGTCCTCGACGCTGATCTGCCCGGCCATCAGGCCACCGCCTTATCCGCGATCTCCCGGTAGCGGTCCAGGAGGCCGGTGTTGTTGAGGAACGGGTGCTGCGGGAAGAACGACCAGTGGCTGACAATCGCGTCGCCGCGGAGGATGTTCGGGGCGCCGGTGGCCAGCGGGTGGTGCACGGTGTGCCAGGACTCTTCCTCGTCGGGGACGAGGACGCCTGGCTGGTCGAGGTCGGCGTACATGCTGCCGAGGCTGGCGAAGCAGGAGACGGAGAACTGAGTGCCGGGCTGGATGGGGAAGTCCTGGTACAGGAAGAGGTCCGGGACGGCGTTGCGCTCGATGTGGTCGAGAAGCAGCTCGTGGAGCTTGACTGCGAACGGCCCGTTCGCCCAGCCCATGGGGTCCATGCAGTAGGCGTTGACGACGCCCCACTCCATCGGGACCTTGCCGCAGGCCTGGAGGAAGTGGCTGACGATCGCGTTGTTGAAGATCACCGGGAACACCGCGGTCGGGGCGGGCATCTGGATGCGTGCGCGGACGAGGTTGGTGATGGCGTCGTCGTGGATGTAGACGACGTCGTCGTCGAAGCGGAGGTAGACGGTGTCGGTGTCGGTCATCTCCCGGTAGGCCAACCCGGTGTACCTCTGCTTGGGCAGGTTGCCGAGGTCGACGCCTTCGGGCCGGTGCTTGATCCGGAACCAGCCCGGGTGCTCGGCCGCGAGCTCGTGGGCGTACGCGATGTCGTCTTCCTGGCCCTGCGGGTCAGTGTTCATGTACGCCCACACCTCGTCGATCAGGCCGCGTTCGACGTCGCGTTGGAGGTGGCGGATGAGGATGCTGTAGGTGCGGCGTCGGCCGTAGGGGGTCCAGGCGATGACGCGCTTGCCGTCGATCATGGGGTGTCTTCCTCTCGGATGGGGGTCTCGCCGACGTCCTTCCGGCGCGCACCACGCGGCACCGCCTGCAGCGTGCGAGCACGGGCGAGGTTGGCCTCTGTGAAGCCGAAGGGCCGAAAGCGGTCACACACCGCGCAGCGCCCATAGTCGCGGCCGTCCAGGACAGGGCGGTCACAGACGCACGTGCCATGAGCCCGCTCGAGGACGGAGCAGTCGGAATGAAAGAGCCCGCGCTCGCCCTGCCACCAGCGCGCCCGCGGCCCGTCCCACTGGTGGGAATGGTTCACCGGGTCGCCCTTGCGCGAGCGTTCACCGCACCAGGCGCATCGGGTGAGGAGGCGCCGCCGCCACTGCTGTACGGGGTGGACCTGCAGCCGCCAGTGGTGCAGGTGGAACCGCCATCGCTTCTTCCGGCAGGTGGTGTCGTCGTAGCCGGACGGGTCGCGGTGCCAGATGGTGATGAGGCCTGGGAAGTACAGGCCGCGCCCGGCGAGCACCCAGAACGATCCGCTGATTCGCCAGCGGATGTTTTCGCGGGCGGCTTGCTCGGTGCGCCAGTCGGCGGTCTGCGGCCAGGGGCGGCGGATCTCGAATGCGACGGTCAGTGGGTCATGCATGACCGCTCCTCTTCGTTGTGCGGTGCCGGGGCGGCCAGACGCCCGAGTCCGCCGTCCACGGCAGGTCAGGGTGGAGCTTGCGGAACAGGCCGACGGTGGCCGCATGCCACTCGCCACGATCGTGGGACAGCTGGCCCGGGTGGACGCGCACGAAGTACAGCGGCTGCTCCACCACCGCGTACCGGGTCAGGCCGGCCTTCCACACGCGGATCCAGAACTCCCAGTCCTCCGCCGAGCCGTAGCTGCCGGGCAACGTGGCCTTCGGGCTGTACCCGCCCACCTGCTCCCACACCTCGCGACGGATGAGCGCCTTGTCGATCAGCGGCGGCCACTGCACGAAGTCCTCAATCGTCGCGTCCGGCAACGAGGCCTGCACAACGTCCGCCTCACCGAACTGCTGCGCGTACGGCACAACGAAGTCCCGGCCGCCATCCGCGCTCAGCACCGCGGCACAGCGCGCGATGCAGTCGGGGTGCAGCCGGTCGTCTGCGCTCGCGGTGAACAGGGCGTCGCAGCCGTCGGCCAGGGCCAGCTTCGCCGCCGCGTTCAGGCTGCCGGCCCAGCCCCTACGGACCCGGTTCCGGGCCATCCCGGCGTACAACTCCGGTCGCTCGCGCACCCACTCGAAGGTGCCGTCGTCGGACCGGTCCTCGGCGAGGTACGCCTGCGCCGGGTGCGTCTGGGCCCGCACCGACTCCAGCATCTCCCCGATCCAGGGCCGGGCGTTGCGGGCGGGGATGATGACGCCGACCTTCACCACTGTGCCCCCAGCCAGTCGAGGGTGCCGCGGACGCCGGCGGCCCAGTCGGTGGCGGGCTGCCAGCCGCGCACGCTGCTGATGGCGGTGTTGTCGGTGACGACGCGCTGGAGGTCGCCGGGAAGCCGCGCGTCGTGGGTGATGGGGTGCTGGGTGCCGGTGGCGTCTTCGAGGGCATTGATGAGGTCGAGGAGGCTGACTTCGTTGGAGGGGCCGCCGCCGACGTCGTAGGGCTCGGCGCGGTCGTAGTCGGCGAAGTGCTCGACGATGTCGACGAGGAGCTGGGTGAAGTCGTCGATGTGGAGGATGTCGCGTGACTGGGTGCCGTCGCCGTGGATGGTGATGGGCTGCCGGGTGAGGAACGCGCGAAGGAACCAGGTCACCCACCCTGCTTCCGGTGCCCCGTCCTGGCCGGGCCCGTACACGGTGGACGGGCGGAGGATCACGGAGGGCAGCCCGTACAGGTCGCGGTACAGGCGGAGGTAGTCTTCGCCGACCTTCTTGGACAGGCCGAGGGGGGCGACGAGTCCGTCGGCGCCGGGGTAGACCTTGACGGTGCTGGTGTAGAGGACGGGGATGTTCCCGACTCGGCGGGCGGCTTCGGCGATGTTGAAGGTGCCGATGGCGTTGTCGTGGAAGTCGGTGGTGGGGTCGTTGAGGCTGAAGCGGGTGGAGCAGGAAGCGCCGAGGTGGGCTATCAGCTCGGCGTCGTGGTACTCGATGGTGCGGACCAGGCAGTCAAGGTCGGTGGTGGGTGTTCCCGCCCGGCTGTCCATGGGGATGGGGGCGTGGCCGCGAGCAGCGAGTTGGTCGTAGAGGTGGCCGCCGATGAACCCGGATGACCCGGTCACGAGGATGTTCACCAGCCCACCGCCTTCTGCCACGAGACGCTGTCGGGGAAGGTGTCTTCGGCGTGGACGGCGACGAGCGCGGCGAGGAAGTGCGTCTGTGCCACCAGTACTTCCATCTGGCTGGGGCCGACGTGGTGGGCTTCCAAAGCCTGCTCGGGGTCGGCTGGGATGTCGTGTCCTGCGAGGAGGCGTTCGCCTTCGAGGTAGTGCTCGGGCCCGGTCACGGCTTCCACTCCTCGCGGTAGTCGGGGTGGCTGGCGTACGGCAGCGCGAGCAGGCACAGAAGCTCCACTGCAACTCGACCGGGAGGGCTGTGCCGCGCCCCGTACTCGAAAGCGATCGACTCCGCCATATCGGCGACAGATGGGACGACCGATTCGAGGATCTTGCGCTTGGCCATGACTTCGGAGAGGACGCGCGCCGGATGCTGGTGTGCAATGTGCTCAGCAACCAGCCAGTTCAGCCCATCAGCCACCACGCGGGCGCCAGGGAAGGTGTGGACGTGGCAGGGCTGGGTTGGGTCGACGGCGTTACCGATGTGCCACGGCCCGGGCGGCGCCTCCCGCGCCAGTGCCTCGTCCTCGTCCAGCCGGGCCCGCAGGAACTCCACCAAGTCGTTCACGCCGCCACCCCCTCGGGCACGCGCATGGCCGCCTCCCACCGGTGGTGCAGCGCCTGCATGATGCTGCCCGACGCCTCCCCGCGCGCGGCCATCCCCACCCGCTGCCGCAGCTCGGGATCGTCGACAAGTCGCTTCAGGTACTTCCCCCACTCGTGCTCACGCCGGACCAAGAACCCCGTCTCCCCGTGCCGGATCACCCGCCGGTACGGCTCCACATCCGACGCGATCAACGGGATACCGAGGATCGACGATTCCAGCCACTTCGTGGGGAACTTCGCCCGGTTGAACGCCGTGTCCCGGTACGGGGCCAGCCACACGTCGAACTCGGCGACCGCGTGCAGATAGTGATCGATCCGCTCCACCCAACCCAGCGCACCGATCTGCCGGCCCCGCAGCCCGAGCCCCATCGCCTGCTCGGCCGCGATCCCGACGAGCCGCACCATCACCCCGCCCGGCCGCCCGTACTGGGAGATCCGGTTCAGCGCCCGGACCGCCTCCGGGAGTTCGGCCACCGTGCTGCTCGTCCCCGCCCAGCCCACGTACAGCGGCCGGCCCACCGCCTGGTAGTCCCGCGGGTGGCCGAGGTACTGGGCGGGGAGCCCGTTCGGGATGACCTCCACCCGGGGCGCGTAGTCGCGCAGTACGGCCGCGAGGGGCTCGCTGCAGCAGGTGACGAGGTCGGCGATGCCCAGGTTGTGGGCGAGCCGGCCGAGCATGCCGACGTCCCATACCGTGCGGGCGTGCGTGTTGGTGGGGTCGATGTGGAAGTAGTCGTCGTCCAGGTCGAGGACGAGTCGCTTCCCCTCGTCTTTCAAGCGGAGCCACATGCGGGACGGGTCGACCTGGGCGACGCGGCAGCCGACGATCGTGTCGTAGCTGGCCCAGTTCGGTGGGAGGCGGACGCTGTGGGTGGCGGTGTGGCCGAGCCAGGACAGGCCCATGGAGGGCATGACGGCGCGGTAGAAGGCCGACCCAGCCATGTCGGCGGACCAGAAATGGACGCGCATGTTAGCCGTCCTTCGGGCTGGGCTCGGGGCTGGTGCTCTCCGCTGCCCGCTGCTGCACTGCACGCTTGGCGTCGAAGATGGCGACCCTGTAGCCGTGCAGGTAGCCATTCGGCTCCGAGAGTTTGGCGTCCATGATGTCGGGGTGCTCAGGCAGGCCGCGGACACGTTCGACGGCGTCAGCAAGGGCCTCACGGTCCATCCGGCATCCGGTGACGGCGTTGAGGATGTCGTCCCAGTCTCGGAGCCGGTCCATGCCGAGCGCGTCGGTGAGGCTGGCCTTGCGCTTCTCCTCCACCTCGTAGCGCTTGTCCATGAACGCCTTCAGCTTCTCCTCGGCCTGGATCGCGCGCTCACTGAGGCAGAGAGGCTCCGTGCGTTCGGTCGCCTCGCTGTACGGGGTTAGGTCGTTGGCGGGGATGTGCACGGTCTCCTCGAAGGAGAAGATCGCGCGGGCGCCGATCAGCTCAGCCGTGGTCCGCTCGGCGCTGGTGATACCTTCCACCATCTCCGGGGTGACCTGGTCGATGACGAGGATGAACGGCGGCCGGTCGTCGCCGGCGCCTTCGGGGAGTTGCAGGATCTGCAAGCGGGCCACGTCAGGCTCCCTCTGTCTTGCCGCACCAAGTGCAGCGGCGCCCGTGGAGCGCATAGATGTACTGGTAGTCGTGCAGGCCCAGCAGGTGGCGGAGACGGCGCGTTCGGCTGTAGAGCCAGATCCACGCGCGGTAGCTGCGCGGTACGGGGTCGCTCTCGTCACCGGACCAGGGGCATGGGATCAGCAAGGCAGTCGTGCGACGCGGCATGCCGTTCCCTTACGCCCGGCCGAAGGGGGTGCGCCGTGCCGCGCGCATGATCTCCTCCGCGCTCACGACTCGCTCGCCCGGCTTGAGGGTGATCGACACGTTCCCCGGGACTACGCCGCCGCTGCCGGGCCCGTCCTGCTCCAGGTAGCCGGGCAGCCACTCGGTGGCGTAGTAGTCGACCGTCCGCGCGATGCCCTCGTCCAGCGGCACGAAGTCGGCGGCTGTCATCCCGATCTGCGCCAGGGTGCTCGTGTCCGCGCACACGACCGCGTTCGGCACCTCCCCGGGCCGCATGGGCAGGTGCTTCACACCGACCGGCTCCCGGCCCGTCACCCGCGCCGCCTCGCCGGCCACCAGCCGAGCGATGTCGTTCACCGTGACCGAGGACATCGGCCCGACCTCGACCGGCGCGTGCGGGGGCCGTCCCGTCTCGACGTTGTGCTCCAGCGCCGTCACGAACGCGCGGGCGACGTCGCCGACGTACACGCAGTCAGACACCTGCGTGCCGTCCCCGTACACCTCGATGTCCGCACCGGTGAGCGCCCGGCAGGTGAACGCGGGCAGGATCTTCCGCACCTTGCTCGTACCGTAGGGCGCCGCGACGGACTGGCCCGGGCCGTAGGCGTTGACCGGGCGGACGATCGTGATCCGCCCGTCGCGGTAGGCGTTGAACATGCGCGCGTAGTCCTCGGCCGCGGTCTTGCTGATGGTGTAGGAGCCGGTGCCGTGGTCGCGCATCCATGAGTTCCCGACGCCGGCGTAGACGACGGGGAGCCCGTACTGGCTGGCGGCCTCGAACACGTTCAGGCTGCCGCGGATGTTGGTGTCGGCGGACGGCCGAGGGTTGCCGATGGTCTCCTGGGTGCCGAGGACGGCGGCGAGGTGGATGATGCCGTCGACGTGGGCGGCGAGTTCGACGACGGCGGTTTCGTCGCGGATGTCGCCGAGGAAGAACTCCTCGCCGCCGGCCATGAGTGTGTGGGGGTGGCGGTCGAAGACGACGACCTGGTGGCCGCGTGCGAGGAGTTCGGTGCGGATGTGGCTGCCGATGAAGCCCTGTCCGCCGGTGACGCCGATCTTCATTGCTGGTTCTCCTTGCTGGTGTGGCCGCAGTTGGGGCAGCGGGTGGGGTTGTGCTTGGTCTGGGCGACGTCGCGGGCGGCGGTGACGATCGTGAGGCCGAGGATGAGGGCGGCGATGATCGCGGTGATGGCGATGGCTGTGTTCACGGCTTCTCCTGGTCTGAGCGGTGAAGATAGATCGCGAGGCCTGTGAACAGGGCGCCCGTGACGACGAACGTGGCGATCCCTGTCGGCGCGCTTGGATTCCCGTTCAGCCAGTCGATGAAGGCGACCGCCGCCACAAGCCAGCTCGCCGCCGCCAGGAACCCGAGCACCCGCACTTCAGCCCTCATGGTGTGCCTCCAGGTCGATGTGCCCGCAGTTGGGGCAGCGGGCGGGCATGTGGTGGCGGAGGGCGTCCCAAAAACGGCGTGCGGCTTCGTCGGGCGTATAGCCGGGCCCGTACTCCAGCTTGCCGTTGGGGTTGATCGTGACGAGCGGCGTCCGGTTGTCCTCGCCGTAGATGACGATGCGCGGGGCGACTGGCGGCGCGAGGGTGAACTCCTCCGCGGGCCCGTCGAAGTACAGGACGGAGTCGTCTCGCGGGCACTGGATGGGGTTGCCCCAGCCGTCGGTGTGGGTGGTGCCGCCGCATTCCGGGCGCGCGCAGGGGCCGGTCATCGGGTCGCGTCCTTCTCGGCCTGGGTGGCATAGGTGCGGGGCGCAAAGACCAGCTCGGCGAACCACATATCGGGCGGGTCCATGACGCGCTTGATCTCCTCAACCTGGTAGCGGGTGGCCCGCTTGCCACCCTTGGCTTCGAGGAGTAGGTAGTCGCCCTTCTGGATGAGACGACCGTCGTGCCCCCATCCGGTGGCACGCACGCGATGCCCGCCGTCGCGGACGTTACTGATGCTGTAGTCGTGGCCCCAGCAGCGGCGGCCTGGGCCGAAGTCGTGGGTGATTGGCTCGCTCATCGGCTGATCCCCGCGACAGGCCGGTCCGCAGGTGGCGGAGCGGGGTGCGGATAGAGGACGCCGAACGCGAACAGGAACGCGAGCGCCGCGCAGACGCCGCTCATGCCGTGCCCTGCACTCGCACGCAGAGGACGCGCGCCACGGAGGCGAAGAGCACGCGGTGCTCACCCTCGTAGAAGTTCAGCCAGCCATGCTCGTCGGTCTCCACGCGGTCGGCGCTCACGCGTTCCACGGATCCCCCGTCGAACCGAACCTCGTAGACCAGAGACTCGCTCAGCGCCTCGGGTTCGGCGCTGAGCAGTTCTCGCGGCGTCGTCTGGAGTGCGTGGGCGAGCGCGTAGAGGTCGTCCACGTTGATGCGCCGCTTGCCATTCTCGACGCCCCAGACGGCCATGTCCCCAAAGGGAATCCCCGCTGCGGTGACCCGTTCAGCCAAGGCGGTCTGCGTGAGGTTCAGCGTCTTACGGAGGCGGCGCACGTTGGCGCTGATGATGGCCTCGCTCGTGGGCGCCGTGACGGCGGGAGCGACCTGTGAGTCAGTCATGGGCGTTGCTCCAGTGCGGGTTCGTGCGGGTGGGGTGCGGGATTTGCAGCGGCAGGGACGCGACCCGCACGGACACATCCCTGCCGCAGGCCCTCTGAGCGGAAGAGCCATCCCGAACTGTAGCCTACGAATCGTAGGTAGAAGAGGCGTTGCGGGCTACGATTCCAAGGAGAGCAACCCTCTGGGAGGACACATGCCCGACCTCTGGATGCCGGGCGCCACCCGGCTCGACATAGGCGACCACGCCCCCACCGACGGCGGCCCCGCCAAGGCGGTGAGCCACATCACCTGGGACCGCAACGCCACCGCCGCCAAGCCCGCCGACCTCGTCCCCTACGAGGACCTGCGCTCCTACTTCTCCGGCAGCGGCAAGGGCGTCGCACCGCACATCCTCTGGGATCCCTTCGGCGGCCGCTTCACCCAGTTCGTCCCGGCCAACTCCCGCTCGAAGTCGCTCGTTGACCAGGCCGGCGGCACCCGCACCAACCGCGCAGGCTCGGTGGTCATCCAGGTGGAGGCGCTCTTCTTCCCCTACTGCCGGGTGGGCAAGCAGGTGTACCCGCGGCTGGTCGACACCCCGTGCAAGGGCTGGGAGGAACTGCACGCCTGGGTGCACAGCTGGGGTGTGGCGAACGCGTGGCCGAACGGTCGCCCGGAGAACTGCACCCGGGACGAGCACACGTGGGAGACCCAGAGCGGCTGGTACCCCCACAAGGGCACCCCCGAGAACAAGCACGACGACCCGCTCAGCTGGCCCGCCTTCCCTGCCGCACCGGCCAAGCCGCCTGCGAAGCCGAAGGTGTCGCTGGCGCACATCGTGTACGCCGCCAAGCACGACCCCGCCGCCGCCCAGGGTCACACCAGCCACAAGGACGAAGTCCTCATCGTCGAACGCGCCCTCAAGGCCGAAGGCCTGCTCGCCGCACAGTGGGTCGACGGCAGCTTCGGGACGAAGACCATCGCCGCATACGCCCGCTGGCAACGCTCCCCGGCCGGCGGCGGCTACGTCGGCTCCGACGCCGACGGTATTCCCGGCGCCGCATCCCTGCGCCGCCTCGCCGCCCGTCATGGCTTCACGGTGACGGCATGAGCGGCGCCCAACCCGCGCACCGCAAGGTCGTCATCCACTACAGCCTTGCTGCGCTGTGGGCTCTCCTGACCGTGCCCACCGTCCTGCTCTGGCGGAACAGCATCCTCTGGGTCGCCTTCATGTCCATCTACGCACTCATCGCCCAGCACGTGACGGCCGCTGGTGCCGCACGCGCCGAACAGGAAGCAGAATCATGAGAATCTTCGGACGTGAACCGGCGACGATCCTGGCGTTCATCGCCGTCGCCCTCAAGCTCAGCGCCGCCTACGGGCTCGACGTATCCACCGCGCAGCAGGCCTGCATCATGGCGTTCTTGTCCTGCTGCGTCGCCGTGGCCGAGGCGCTCATCCTCCACACCGGCGCGGCATTCGCCGCCCTCGTGAACCTGGCGCAGGCCGCGCTCGCACTCTTCATGGGCTTCGGCCTCCACATGAGCGCCGAGCAGCAGTCCCTGTGGATGTTCGCCATCGAAGGCGCCCTCGCACTGTTCGTCGTCCGCCCGCAGGTCACCGCCCCGATCGCATCCCTTCGGATCGAACAGTCCAGCCTGATCAAGGCCGCCTGATCGGAGACCCGCATGCCGGATGAGCCGACGCTGGGTGAAGTCGTCAGGCGCTTCGACGAGCGATTCACCGATGTCCGCGACGACATCCAGCAGCTCGGCCGCCGCATGGACGAGAAGGTCGACCAGCGGATCTACGACCTACGTCATGAAGCACTCACGGCGCGAGTAGGGACGTTGGAGACGCTGCGGGAGAAGGACACCGAGAAGCTGATCGCCACCCGCAGGTGGCTGATCGGTGCGGTGATCGTGCCGCTCGTTGGGATCCTCCTCCCCGTCATCATCTTGCTCACCAGGGGGACCTGACTGTGAGCCGGGTGCAGATCCGAGCGGAGGAACGCCGTGGCCGCCGCGGCGACGTGCTGGTCGTGGCAGTAGCGCTGGCGCTCGGTGGAGCCCTCGCGTGGATCATGCTGAGCGTCCAGTCCCTCACCGACGAACTGCACACAGCCAACGAAGCCAGGGATGCCCTCGCCCGCCAGGTCCAGCAGCTCGGCGAGCAGCCAGTCGCCGGGCCGCCCGGGTCCCGCGGTGAGCCGGGCAAGAGCGTCACCGGTCCACGGGGAGCAGATGGCCGGCCGGGGCCAGCCGGGGCACCGGGAGACCCAGGGCCGTCCGGCTCTCCTGGCAGGAACGGGAAGAACGGCACGCCGGGCGTGCAGGGCAGTCCGGGCCCGAGCGGGCGGCCCGGCGCGGCCGGGCCCGCCGGCGCGGCAGGACCGGCGGGACCGGCCGGGCCTCAAGGACCGCAGGGCGATCCGGGGCCAGCCGGCCCGCGCGGCGAGCAGGGACCGCAGGGAGAGCGCGGGCCGACGGGGCCCGCCGGGCCCGCCTGCCCCGACGGCTACTCCCAGCAGCCCCCTCCCGACGACCCCGACGCGCTGGTGTGCCGCCGCGACGGTGCCCCCGACCCGGGCGGCAGCGACTCACCGTCGCCGCAGGCCGCCGCAGCCCTCGACCCCCAGCGCCGCCTGTACGTGTAACGACGTGCGAGAACGGAGTGATACAGCATGGCCACCATCACCTTCAACATCGCCCTCGGCAAGGTCGGTTATTACGCCTCACTGCCCGCCGCCAACGACGGCCTCGTCTTGATCGCCCTGGAGGCGAGCGGGCTGGAAGCGGACTCGGTCCTGCGCGACAAGGACGACTTCGCCGCAGTGGTCGCCGGTACCACCAACGAGCAGACCACCGTCGGGCGGAAGGCCTTGACGTCGGTCACGGTCACCGTTGACGACACCAACGACCGCATTGCGATCGACGCCGCCGACGTCACCTGGACATCGCCGACCGGCAATCCGGTCGGGGCGGTCGTGATCTGCTACGACCCGGACACCACCACTGGCACCGACGCCGACCTGATTCCGCTGACCAAGCATGATCTGACCTGGACGCCTGACGGCAATTCGTTCACGCTCGGCATTGCGGACTTCTTCCGGTCCAGCTCCTCCGCCTAGGAGCGAGAGGCCCTGGGGAGTATGCCGTGGCGATCTTCAGCGATAGCTTCAACCGCGCCGACTCGACTGACCTTGGCAGCTCGTGGGTTGAGGTGAGCGGCGACTGGTCGATCATCTCTCAGCAGCTCAGCCCGGGCGCGGCGGGCGGCACGATCATCCTGCGCGCCGCCACCGCGATGGACAGCAGCGATCACTTCGCTCAGGTGACGATCGCTGCCACCACCGCGGCGAGCCAGGGCGTGTGGATCCGCGGCAACTCCAACATCTCCAGCGGCTACCTGTGGCGGAACAACGGAAGCAGCTGGGACTTGTTCAGCGTCGTCGGCGGCTCCTTCACCGTCATCGGCACCTATGCCGCAGCCGCTGCGCCTGGTGACGTCGCGAAAGTCCAGGCGGTCGGCTCGACCATCACGGCGTATGTCAACGGCATCCAGCGCGTCTCGGTCGTCAACACCGCGGTCACGACGGGCACCAGCGTCGGCATCCGCTCCGACTCGACCAACGGTGTCCGTTATGACGACTTCGCCGCCGCAGACATCACCGCTGGCGCGACCCTCCCCATCGCCAGCAGTACCGAGACCGCCCAGCCGCTCACGGGGACGAAGACGGCCGCCCTAGGCGTGGCTGGGGCCACAGAATCAGCGCAGCCGCTCACCGGAACCAAGTCCGCTGTCCTCACGCCGGCTGTCGAGCAGAGCACCGCTCAGGCCCTCGCCGGTACCAAGACGGCAACGCTCAGTACTGCGGGTGCCGTCGAGTCCGCGCAGTCGCTCACCGCGACCGTCACGGCAGCACTGCCGACGGCCGGCACAGTAGAGACCGCGCTCCCTCTCACTGGGGTCAAGGCGGCAGTTCTGCCGACCGCGCTGGAGGTCGACACGGCGCGACCGCTCACCATCCCGTCCATCGGCAGCACGGCCCCCAGCCCGGAGCGCACCTACAGGATCCCCGCCGAGCGCCGCCGGCTCGCCGTGCCGGCCGAGCACCGCACCCTGACAGTGAGGTAGCCCGTATGTCCGACAGCTTCATCAAAGACCCAGCGTCAAAGTTGGACTACAGCTGGGACTGGTCGGCGTGGCTGGCCGAGGTCGCCGACACCATCAGTTCTGCGACGGTCACCGTGCCGGCCGGGCTTACGGCCGTCGGCGCGCCGATCGTGGGCGACACCACCGTGACCCAGCGAGTGTCGGGCGGGACCGTCGATGGCGTCTACTCGGTGGTCTGCCAGATCGTCACTGGTGGGGGGTTGATCGATGAGCGGTCGATCTTTCTCACGATCAAGGAAAGGTGACACGGCGGCGGGCCCTGGTCGCCGCTACGCGGCCGTGGTGACGCCCTCGCCCTCCACTCGTCGCAGTTCTGCCAGCAGGTGCTGATACCGGGCCCGCTGCGCCGGTGACAGCGGCAGCGTTGGATGCGCGCCCGGCCCGGTCCAGAGGCGGCGGATCTCCTCGTTGATCTCGTCGGCGGCAGAGCGCACCGGGCCCGAGGGCCGAGAAGAGGGGGACATGGTCCCAGCCTATCGGGCCCTCCTCCGTCGGAGTCATCCCGATCCCGTCAGATCTGCACCGCAGTACGGTGGACCCACACATACCTTCTGGCGGGGGTACACATGACCACAACGATCGGCGACCGCATCCGCTCCCTGCGCGAATTCCGCGACCTCACCCAAGAGCAGCTCGCCACCCGAGCCGACGTCCACGTCGACACCATCCGCAAGCTCGAACAAGGCGTCCGACAGTCCGCCCGCATCACCACACTCCGCGCGCTCGCTCGCGCCCTCGATGTCCAGCTTGAGCGCCTGGTAGGACAGCCCACCATGACCCAGCAACTCCAGGACGATGGCGGGCTGATCGCGCTCCGCGACGCAATCCAGGACATCGGCGCCCTGCCTGGCGTCCCAATGGACGACGACCTGGAGGACCCGCCGAGCGAAGAGACCTGGGGCGCCAGCGTCAAAGCCGCGACGTCCCAGTACTGGCGGGGCCAGTACTCGGATCTGTCCGGGGCTCTGCCGTTACTCCTCCGCGATGGCCGCGCGGTCGCCCGCCAGACGCCGACGGAACGCGTGTGGCAGCAGCTCGCGCTCGCCTACCAGCTAGCCGCGTGCCTGGCCACGCAGGCCGGCCACCCGGACTGGGCCTACACCGCGGTGGAGAAGCAACTGTCGGCCGCGGCCCGGGCGTCGGATCCGCTGATGGAGGGCATGGGCGTCAGCACGCTGTCGTGGGTGTTGCTGCGGCAGGGGCGTTGGGAGCAGGCGCAGGACATCGCGGTGCGGAAGGCGGAGGCGCTGGAGCCCAGCTTTCTGCGGGGGACGCCAGCGCAGTTTGCGGTGTACGGCAACCTGTTGGTGGCCGCGGCGACGCCGGCCGCGCGCCGTGATGACCACGAACGGGCCATAGAGCTGCTGTCCGGGGCCGAGGCTGCCGCCGTCCGCTCGGGCCCCGTGCGGGCCTACGGCACGGCCTTCAGCGTGGTCGACGTGCGCACACAGAAAGTCAACGTGGCGCTCGCCGGGTCGGAGAACCGACCAGAGAAAGCCCTGGAATTCGCCCAAGACGTCCGCCTCGGGGAGATCACCCGGCCGGTGCACTCGGCTGCGTACCGCGTCGACATTGCGCAGGCGCAGTACCAGACCGGCGACAGCGAGGGCGCGCTGGCGACGCTGCTGGAGGTGGAGGAGGACCAGCCGGAGTGGATCAAACTGCAGGCTTTGGCCACTGCCACTGTGCGGGAGATGCTCGAAGCGGAGCGCCGCCGCAACACCCCGCTGCGCTCGCTCGCCGCGCGGCTCGGTGTCGACCCGACACTGTGAAGCGCGGTAGGACAACCCGTCCTAGATGAGGGAGAATTGACGATGTGACTGGTGGCTTAAGTCACTGGGCTGTGATCACGCTCACACATAGCGTGATGGCAGATGAGGCGGCGCCGCCCAACCCCCGCCAGGCAGCGGGCGGCGCCGCACCGCCAGCAGCCCGAGGAGCCCACCGTGCCCACCGCCGTCGCCGACCTGCTGCCCCTGCCCGACCTGAACGGCCTCACCGCCGAACAGCGCCGGGGCGCGGCCTGCCTCTGGGACGGCACCCACAGCCCGCTCAAGGCGACGACAGCCATCGACCTCGGCGAGCACCAGGACAGCGACGCCACCACCCTGTTCCTCCGCGCCTGCAAGGCGTGCACCCAGCGCTACGCGCTCGCCGAACTGCAGGACCATTCCGCGAAGTGCGAGCCGTGCGTCATTGACCACACCCAGTGTCCGACCGGCCTGGCCCTCGTGCGACTCGTACGGGACGCCCGCCGATGATGTGCGCTCGCTGTGAGCAGCCGATCCAGGGCACGCCCGAGACGGTCACCGTCGAGACGGGCAGCGGCGTGAGCGGCACGGTGTACGTCTGCCCCATACCGTGCCGGCCTGCGCCGCGGCAGACCTACCCGAAGCAGCGTTGACGCCCTCTCGAACCGCGGCCTCGCCGACCCCCTCGGAGGGGAGGCCGCAAGGTCCGCCGCCGGAGCCCCCCGTCCCGGCGGCGGACCCCACATAGTTCCACAGTCGGCGCCCGGACCGACATCCCGCAAAGACGACCGGCCCGGGCGCGTGTCCCCATCCGCTACCAGCGAAGGAGATCACTCATGACAGTACCTCCCGGCCCCACCCCGGACGGTGGCCCCGTCGACCCGAAGCCGCCGGCGGCGTTCGCGCGGATGCTCGTAACCGACGCGCAGTTCGAGAGCTGCCGGCGCACGGTGATGGACTCCAGCCCGGACGTGCCGGCGGAGCTGGCCGGCCGGATCGTGGAGGAGGCACTGAAGTTCGTCGCCGCCTGCTCGGCCCATCCGGGCGCCGGGCTGGTCCCGTCGCGGATCGTGGACGAGGGCTGGCACGCCCTCATCGTGCACACCGCGATGTACGCCGACCTGTGCCAGCGGCTCGGCGGCCGATTCGTGCACCACACCCCGGGCTACGGCCCGGAGAACTGGGACACGTCGGTCATCGACCGGACCCGCACGGCGATCGAGAGGCTGGGCTGGACCACCGACCCGGAGCTGTGGGTGGCGCCGGCCGACGAGTCCCTGGTGTCGGTCGCGGCGAAGTGCCAGCACTCGGACGACAGCGGCCCGATCGTCCTCATCCCCAAGAAGCCCGGCGTGGCCTAGCCTCCCTGTGAAAGGAGGCCGCATGTCCGAGTGGATCGATCCGCGGTACGCGGACCTGGTGGCGGCGTGGAGGCGCGCGCAGCAGCCCGGCTCGCGTGACCCGGAGCCGCAGCCGCGGCGGGCGTTCATCGTCCCGTCGAAGGACTGACAGCACCAAGCGCACGGCCCGGCCGGTGGACGTTGCCGGCCGGGTCTCGTGCGTTCAGCGGACGAGGTCGGCGAGGGGCGTGTCGAGTGCGTCGGCAATGAGCAGCAGGTGGTCCAGCAGTGCGGAGTGGGCGCCTTGCTCGATCCGGTTGATCGTCTTGCGGTCGAGGCCTGTCAGCTCGCCGAGCTTCTCCTGGGATAACTTGCGGGCGCCGCGAGCTGCGCGGATAGCGTCCCCGATGGCCCGGCGGCGGGTGAGCACCCAGTCGGGCAGGGGGTCAGATGGCACGCATACACGCTGGTCAACATCTTGATCATTGTCTGTACCATCGTTGGTACATCGTGAGTGCGGCTTTCGGCCAACACGCAACCCCTGCGAGATTAAAACACTCGTTCGAGGGACGTGACATTTCACCTATTGTCAACGGGGAAGCCGCAGGTCAACCATTTGCGTGCACCATTCAACAAAACGTCAGACCGCCCCACCAGCACACACAGCGAGGCCCGCATGACCGATGAGCCACCCGGCACCCACCCGGGAACCCTCACCGACCTCCAGCGCGCCCGCATCGACTACGCCCGGCGAGACCTTGAGTACGCCCGCGCCGAAGACCTGGCCCAGCTGCCGGCGGCCGGCCTCATCCTCATCATCGAGCGACTGCGCACCCGGCTCGACGACACTCTCTCCCTGGTTGACGAGATCACCAACGGATCGGTCGACATGCAGGGGTAA